ATTTGAGCTTCCGAAATTCCTTGAAGGGGTAGTGGTAGAGAAGAAATTAAAAGGACAGTTTTACTTGCCGTTAGCACCAGGCCCATACAAGATATTAATTCCAGTATTCAGCTACATGGTTCTTGGAAAATATCCCACAGCCGGAGCCAACCAGCTTATTTCAAGAGATTGGATCGACGCTGCAAGGTCAAGATGGGATGCTTACGTTGCAAAATTCGGTGAAAAACCGCCAAAGGGTGTGACTTGTACAATGGGACAAGATGTGGCCGAAGAGGGGGCAGATGCAAATACTGCTTGTTTTAGGTGGGGCGGATTTGTAGAAAGATTTATTGATTGGAGCAAGATTGATGTTTTGGAAACAAGGAGTAGCGCCACATATGCGCAGAATGGGCTGTAACTCGTATGGTGTAAAGGTAGCAGAGCGTAACGAAAAGATATGTGAATTCGGTGAGTTTGGCATAGTCAGAGACGAAATTATGTGGGCTGTACGGGAGTGGTTGAGAACAGATTCAGGGTCCATGCTCCCACCAGATGATGAATTAATCGAAGAATTAATGTGCCCAACATGGAAAACAGTTGGAAAATATGTTAAGATAATGAGCAAGAATGAGAAAGACGGTATGAGAGAGCGATTGAAAAGATCGCCAGACAAGTTTGACGCTTTAGCTTTGACATTCGCGCAGGTAAAAATAAAAAAACGAATTGCGCCGGTTAAAATAAAACCAGCGGATTATGTTTGGAGTTAGACATGGCAGAAACATTAGACAAGCAACAGCAGGCAGATATAGACCTTATTACCGCAGAAGATGAACAGAATTCGCATGGGTTGTTAACCGAGACGCTAAACGTGACGTTGAAGATGAAATGATAGAAGCCTTAAGAACAGTCCGGGGTAAATATGACCCAATAGTACTATCTAAAATAATTCAATTTGGCGGCTCAGATCAGTTTATCAGGATTACAGACATAAAGTGCAAGGCTATCATTGGATGGTTGCGCGATATTCTTCTATCGCCGGGTGAGCGACCATTCGGCATCGACCCAACTCCTGTATCAGACATTAAACCTGAGGATGAGCAACAAATAGTCCAATCAATGGCAGCAAAATATAATGAGTTGATGATGCAATTCTCAGGCGTTAAGACTCCCGAAATGGATGCACAGCTCGAAGAATATGCCGAAGCAATGAAAGATGAGAAAGTCGCAGAGTGCTTGTTGATGATATCTTGACCGAGGCAAAGTTTTACAAAGAACTTGCGAAGTTCATCATTGATGTTATCCAGCTTAAAGCCGGAATAATGGAAGGCCCTACAGTAGAGATTGAGCCAACACTTGAATGGCAAGAACAACCAGACGGAACATCAATAGCCGTTGCGGTCGACAAGGCTATAAGAAAGTATTACAGAATTTCTCCATTCGATGTTTACCCAGCCCCTGGATCAATGACGCCAGACGAGGGCGATTTTATCATTAAGAACAGATTTACCAGAGCGCAGTTATTGAAGTTTAAAGGCGTAAAAGGTTTTAATTCAGAAGCGATTAACTTAGTGTTAGACAGATTTGGCGATACAGGTTACATGGACTGGACATCAATTGATTCAGACCTTGCAGACACAGCAATGGATAATAAGCGAAATGAAAACAATATGAACACGATTGATTGCCTTAAATATTTTGGTTCAGTCCAAGGTTCAAAGTTGCTTGAATGGGGAATGTCTGAGCAGGAAGTACCAGACCAGTATGCAGAATATGAAATTATTGCTTATCTCGTAAATTCCATTGTAATTTCAGCAAAAATAAACCCTCATCCGCTAAAGAAACGTGGAATTTATAAAGCGTGTTATTCAAATTCGAATGAATCGTTTTGGGGCGATGGCGTTCCTGATGTGCTACAAGACCTTCAAAAGATATGTAATGCTTGTGTTAGGGCATGGGTTGTGAATATGGGTATCGCTTCAGGCCCACAGCAATGGGTAAACACCGATGCTATGCCGAATGGCGAAGAAGAAACAACAGTCTATCCTATGAAGGTTTGGAAATTCACGACTGAAGACCTTAAGAACGGTTTACCGATGGGATGGTTTCAGCCTGAATCAAACGCATCGGAGTTAATGGCATCGTATAAGTTCTTCTTCGATCAGGCTTCGGAGATATCCGGTATTCCCCCCTATATGTCAGGCTCACCGAACGTTGGAGGCGCAGGGGATACCGCAACAGGCTTAGGAATGTTGATGGAAGCGGCAACAAAAACAATGAAAGATGTCATAGGCAGCATTGACCAAGATGTAATAGTCCCAATAGTCGAAGAAACATGGTTGTCAATTATGATGTACGAACCAGAAAAAGCCAGCGGTGACATTAAGATTACCGCAAGGGCTTCAGATTACTTAGTTCAAAAAGATACCATGCACGCAAGGAGAAACGATTTCCTTTCCAAGACCAACAACGAAACCGATATGGCAATTATTGGGATGGAAGGCAGAGCAGAAGTATTAAGAGAACAAGTTAAGAGCTTGAAAATGCCGGTCGATAAAATCATACCAAGGCAACAAGATTTGGAAAAGAAAGCAGAGCAGCAAAAAATGATGGCAATGGCCGAAACAGTAGCACAAACTTTAAAAATCCCTGTAGAGGTTGTCATTCAGGCAGCACAGGGGATACCACCTGAGAAGGTGGCTTAATTTAAGACGGAGGTAAGACGAATGGAAATAAAACCGTTTTCAAAAAATGGTAGAGACACCGAAATGGAAAAGGCTCGGGAAATCATTAAAGATGGCAGGAGCAATAGCCTCATGGATAGCATCAGGCTACAAAACAAAATAATGGAAGAAGCAAGCGGTATTTTCCACAAAGAAGAAGTTGTCAACTGCCTTTTATGCCAAAGAAACGACGGATTGTTTTTAAGCTTATACGAGCAAAGAAATACAACGGATTATAATTTTGTTAAGAATCCATTGGAAGCCAAGAGAATAAAAGTTATGAATGAGGGTGATGATGTAAATCTCGTGGAGAATCTTAAGCGCCCCAAAGAGCCGACATATTACTTTGAAAACTCGCACAGAGCGAGAGAATTATGGACAAAAGACTGCAAAATGGTCCCTTTTAAAATAACTATAAAGACGAAAGCGGAGGCGTTATAATGGCTAATAATCATTTAACACTCGACAAAATTGGAGTGCAGCACGACACAATGCAAGCCGCAGTAATCGCCAAATCTTCAGACAGAGTTTTCGACAGCCTGATAGAAGCGGCCAATTACATAACATGGTGTATTCAAAAAGCCATGAAGAATTTAAAGGTTGAATTACACGCCAATATGCGCCCTGAAATAGTCGAGACTATTCTCAATGCCAAAAAGATAGAAATACAGCAATACAAGAGCAATGAACATTCAGGAATTTACATTTATTGCGATACAGAATTACAGTATTTCATTTCTGATATTATCGTTCCAAAGAAGAATAAGTTCGTCATTTTTCATAAACCTAAATTTATTATTCGGACCAACGTCACATGATAAGGCAACCAAGCGATAAAAAAGAAGCATTAAACTTTTACCTGGCCCTGAATATCTTCAAGTCTTCAGAGTCAGGCAAAACAATATTAAAACATCTTGAGTCTGAAAGAAACAGACTCCGTGATAAAAACGATAATGAAGACGAAGAGCGTAAATTTAGACAGGTACAAGGAGCAAATCAAACACTAAGTAAACTTTTAAAAATGGTAGACACTTCAAACACAGAAGTGCAAAAGCTACGATGAGGAGATCAACATGAGAAAAAAGAATTGGTCGGTAGATGAAGGATTGTTTGAAAATATCACAGTCCAGGGAACCGCAGCAATAGCAGGTGCAATGACTGTCGCTGGTGGAGTAAAAACAGATGTTAACGCTACATCGGTTACAACGGCAGAACACGGAGCCGGAGCAATCGGAACAGGGGCGGCACCAGTCACGTCGAGACGGGCAGAAAACGGAACTATCATTACTGAGTTCAAGTTCGACATTACCGGACTGTATGTCCTTGGGACAGCTGCGGATGAGGTAATCGGCCTTGAAGCCGGTGGAATTGCTTATATTGGACAGAATGTTATTGCGAACAACGGAATTATCTACAAGGCCGAGCTTGTTTGCCTTGAGACTCCGGCCGGATCAGCAACGATTACAACTGATATTGACATTGCAACGGCGGCAAGCGGAGTGCTTGAAGAGGGTGGTGATGCTACATCTGCAAGACTTATCAATGCAGGTACGAACGCAGTTGGAACGGTTGTTCAGAATTTAGTACCGGCAGTTACAGCTGATCATTATTTTTATATTGCATCAGCAGATACAGCGGCAACGACCGGGACGTACACAGCAGGTCAGTACATCCTTAGAACTTACGGACATCCGGTATTGACATAAGGATAGCATGGCAAAACCAGACGAAAAACCAATAAGCAACAGAGATATACTAAAGGCATTAATCAGAGGTTTAAAACACACAGTATCATTATTAGATAAAGTGTTGAATAATAAACCTATTTAGTGTATCATTTAGCTTAAAGACAAATTACCGTACGTAAAAACGTGCAAAAGCACCTCATTACGTGCAAGCCAACTACCTAAAGCCCGTTGGAGATTGTATTCTAAATACTTTCTTCAGCGGGCTTTTTTTATTGCAAGACAGGAGAACGACGATGAGTTTACCAGCAGCAGTACAAAAACAGCAGGACGAAGCCGATAGGCTATTTAAAGAGCAGGAAGTTAAAGAAGTTGCACCGATTGAATTAGACATCGACCCGGAGCTTCTTAAAAAAGAGCCGGCAGATGTTATCGACATCGACCCGGATAATCTCAATCAGCCTGCAAAAATAGTCAAAGAAGCACCCAAGCCAGACGAAAACACGGAAAAAATAACAAACCTTACAGCAATGAACAAGAAGCTGGACAATGAGAACCGCACCTTGAAAATCAAGAGGGGCGAGTACGAACGGGAAATTTCAGATCTTAAGGCTGAGGTTGTTGATTTAAAGGCAGTGCAAAAAGAAGTACCTGCCGTTGAACCTGTTTCTCAAAAGTTCTCACCAGATGAAAGGCAGTTGTTTGTTGACGAAGGTTTTGCACCTGAGCTTATAGATGTTTTTGAGAAGAGAGGTATTCAGCCAGCACCACAGGCCGATAACTCTCGCATTGAGACACTTGAGCAGGAATTAGTAACAGTTAAGAAAGACTCTGCTCAGACAAAAAACGAACGGTTTTGGACAGAGCTCGATAAAGCGGCTCCTAAATGGGACTCCTTAAATGAAGACCCTGGGTTCGCTGAATTTCTTGGGACCATACCGTTAGGCTCAGACATGCCGTTAGGCCAGATAATGAAAGAAGCACAAGCAAAGTTGGACGTTCCAAAAATAGCACAGATTTTTAATGCTTACGAACCAATTGACGGGAAGGCAGAGGAGATACCAAATGTGGAAACTCCTAATCTTGCTGACCTTGCAGCACCTAAGTCGTCTAATGCTCCGGCACCATCAGCCCAACCAGGCAAGTGGACCACTGCGCAGACAACGAAGTTTTATAATGATGTTGCAAGAAATCCCGGTAAATATACACCAGAAGCAATTTTGGGAATAGAAAAAAAGTATATCTATCCCAATTAAAGGGGTTTTTAAATGACTTATCCAATTACACCCGGATCACCCGGAATGTCAGGAAATTATATTCCTGAAATATGGAGTGGTAAAACACTCGTAAAATTTTATAACAGCACTGTATTTGCGTCTATCGCTAACACAGATTACGAAAATGAGATAAAAAACAGGGGAGATAAAGTGATTATCAGGACAGTACCTGATATCGCCATCAATGAATACGTGATTGACCAAGACCTTACGTACACAAAGCCTCAGGCAGAAACCGTCGAGCTTTTAGTTGACAAAGGCTTCTATTATGCGTTCCCTGTAAATGATGTTGAAGAAAAACAGGCCGATATTAAATACGTTGAAGACTGGACAAAAGATGCCGGTCAGCAGTTAGGTATTAGAACTGACAAACTTATTCTTTCCGATATTTACGCTGATGCCGACGCTGATAATGTTGGACTTACTGCCGGTAAAGAATCGCACTCTTACAACATGGGTGTCACCGGAACACCGCGGGAAGTGACAAAGGTAAATATTCTTGATATCCTGACTGATGTGTCTACTATTCTTGACGAGCAGGATGGTATTCCTGATGATAATCGTTGGGCTGTTCTTCCTTCTGCATTTTGTGGCCTGATTAAAAAATCAGACTTACAGGACGCCTCGTTTTCAGGTGATGCAAGGTCGTCTCTTAAAACAAATGGAAAATATGGTGAGCATATCAGCGGCCTTATGATCCATAAGTCAAACAACCTCACAAAGACAACTGACGGTGCCAACACAGTATTTAACTGTGTTGCCGGTCATAAATCAGCCCTTACTTTTGCGGCTCAGTTAACTAAAAATGAGGTTGTTGATAACCAGAAAGATTTCGGTAAACTTCAGAGAGGTCTTGAAATATTCGGTTACAACGTTCTCAAACCTACGTCCCTTGTCCATTTTTATGGATATAAAGGATAGAAAAACAGAGGGTGAAATTCCCTCTTAATTTTAAATAAAGGAAAACGAAAATGGCAGCAGAAACTATAGATATGACAACCGGTGGAACCGGTGGGAAGCTTCCGAATTTTATTAAGGCCGGTGTTTACAAGGTAAACCTTGATTATGCTGATTTGCTTGCAGCAAAAGGCTCTGCTCTTGAATCTGGAGATATTGCGCAGGTATTTACAATCCCCGCTGGCTGTGTTGCTGAGGCAGCGAACCTTTCACCCGTTACGGATAAGGCGATTAATGCGCTTTGCACAACCCTGACCCTTGACCTCGGTGACGCCACCAATGACGATATGTTTGTTGATGGCTTTGACGGCGGTGGAACAACGGAAGGTGTTCCGATTATGACTGTTGAAAAGTTTTATCCTGCGGCTGACACCCTTGATGTCACGCTTGAAGTCGTTACGGGGACTCTTGTGTCTGGCCAGGTGCAGGTAGCAGTAAAGATTTATGAGCTTACTATATAGCTCTTTTTTTGACGTATAATTAAATTCCAGGGGTTTTGCTCATTACGGGCAAGACCCCAACAGGAGACGCAATTAATGAAACTTAACAAGAAAGACAGATATCTTGAAAGCATTAAAAACGGTAGAATTTTCATATGGACCAAACGGCTTGCAATGCGGAATGATATGAGAGAGTTTGACCCTGAGTTCGATACCGCTGGAGAACTCGTAAGAAGAAAAGAAACGGCTGAAAGAATGGCAGACCTTGAGCGGAGGAATGCTGAACTTGAGGCAATGCTTGACAGCCAAACGGCACCAGAAAATGAAGAAACACCAGTTATTCTCGGGGGTCTTGAAGAAGACTTCGAACCAACTAACAGTAAAGTCTCAAAAGAATTTTTGATGACAAAAAGCACTGAAGAATTAAGAAAGTTTGCTTTTGACGTTTTTGGTGAAAAGCTGAATCATCTCAAAAAAGCTGAAACACTTGTGAATGATATCCTTGATCTTCAGAAAAAAATGGAACTTTAGTCAATAGGAATATAATAAATGCCAACTGTTGCATCTACCATTATAGCAGAAGTAGCAAGAAGATTGAACGATACGAATAACGCATCAAGGCGATGGCCTGATGCGACAATTCTATCTCAGTTGAACTTAGGTCAAAAATTGGTAGCAAGGGGATTGCCGGAAAGCTCGATGGTTAATGAATTCTTTGAGCTTTCCGCAGACTTTGAACAGACATTACCTGTTGATGCTAAAGGGCTTACCACGATAGACTATAACGCTGGAACAGATGGGAATACAAGAGGTTTATACATAACCCGTATATCTAAGGCACAGCTTGATGATATAGACCCTGAATGGCGCAGCATGACCCCAACGGTTGAAGTGCAGCATTATTATTTTGATAGTGACAACCCTACTCTTTTCGGTGTTTATCCCCCCAACGATGGCACGCAGCAAGTTCATATAATCTACCCGATCATTCCTCTTGATTGTGCAACTCCTGCCTCCGAAATAGCATTGAGAGACGAAGACGTTGAATCATTAACTCAAGCCACAATTTGGCACGCGTTGAGCGATAAATCAGAAAATGTAGAACTTGCGGCTATAAGAAATGAGGCCCTTCAGTATTTGCAACTCAATGTCAAGATTCAGAAGGATGAGAAGGAGTCGGCCAAATGACATTAAATAGGTCAACTAATGAAATTAAAACCTACACCGGGCAATCGTTTATAACTGAAACATTTGACGTAGAGAAAATTAGAAAGCGAATTAGACTTTTCACCGGGGCCCCCAAGCTTATTATTGACCAATTCCTATGGGAAGTTCTTGAAGATTTTTGTGAAAAAACATGGATATTGCGAAAGCTATTTCAAGTAGGGGATATTATAACAGAAGTAGACAATGACTCAAAACTCTATCTTGTCGAAATTGATTTAACAACCTACGCCGATGGCCTATTAACACATGATCTAAACGAAATAATCGTAAACGGAAAAACACACCTCATAGTAAAAGATGTTTACCTTGGCGATCCTACCGGTGACAATGACGTAACAGGAACAATAAATGACGGTGAGATACAAGACGGTTATCATTACGAAATAGTAGATGATACAACGGTCAAGATATGGCCTATGAACCTTGATGATGTTATTTTGGTCCCGATTATTTTTAAAACTTCAACGGCAGCGACTACGAACAATATCCCTTATTTAATTGAAGACTATTACAAGGAAATTGCAAGCGGTGTTATTGCAGACATAAGAGTTATGCCAAAGTACCAAGGCGATGATATGTCATACCACGAAATAAATTACAGGCGCGGGATCAGTCGTGGTAAATACCAATACGCCAAGCAATACAAAGGAAACCAAATCAAAAACACGTTCTTTGCATTATAGGATTCAAGCATGAGGATAACAAATTTCCAGGGCGCAATGCCACGAACACCAATCAAAAAATTACCAAGCAATGTGGCTATAACCGCCATAAACTGCGATACGTCAGATGGACAACTTAGTCCAATAAAAGAACCTTTAGAAATTCAAGTACTCGCTAAAGCCGGTGATTTACGGTCTATTTTTAGGTGTGATGCTACATGGTTAAGCTGGTTGACAGAGACAGATGTTGTGAAAGCAGAGGGCATAGACACAGATTTTAGAATTTATTATACTGGTGACGGATACCCAAAAATTACAGATGCAACACTTGCAATATCCGGTGGCATTCCGTCTGCTTACCCATCAACAGCATATAGGCTTGGAGTGGCAGCGCCTACCGCAGCATTAACCACGGCAACAGATAAGATAGACCCTGTCGAAGATTACGGTGATGTTTACACCACGGTTAGCTATGCGTATACCCTTGTTTCACAAATAAACGCAAATTATTCTGAAGAGTCGGCACCGTCACCTCCGACTCCTGCCTTAGAAATTAACGAGAACATGAAGGTAACTCTTTCTGATTTCGTATTACCTACCGGAACCGGAAATAACATTCTTTTTTATAGGGTCTACAGAACCGCTGTAACAACCACTGGAGGCACTATATTCCAACTTGTGCCAACGGGCAGGGATGGAAGCGGGAATTATGTTTACGATATGCCAGTGGCTCAAACAACATTTGAAGATTTAGACAACGAGAGTGTACCAAAAGCGCTATATCAAAACCTATCAGAACAAATATCTACAGAGGGGTGGGACAATTTACCCGACACAGCCTTTGGATTGACTCAATATCAAAACGGTATCCTGGCAGCTATTTACGACCAGTCTGTTTTAATTTCAAAAGCTTTTTATCCGTATGCTTTCCCAAGAGGTATAAATGATGTAACAATAGATAATTCTTACGACTTTGAATACTCACCCGTAGCCATAGCATCATTTAGAGATATGCTGATTGTTGGCACAACTGCAAATCCATACGTTTTAACAGGCTCCGACCCTGCTTACCTAAACAAGTCGAAATTGCCGTTCAACGAGGCTTGCGTAGGTGAGATGATTGTCACTGAGATTGGCGTTATTTACCCCTCAAAAGACGGGTTAGTTTTATGTGATGGCGTAACCGTTGCCCCCTTAAGTCAAGACACATGGACAAAAGAACAATGGCAAGCCTTGGGGCCTGAAAATTTAAAACTGTTCTATTATAAAGATAGATTGGTTGGGTTTTTCAAAGGCACAACAACCGGGTTTAACTATGACCTTAAAAGAACTAAATCAGTTGAAACTATTTCCCTTGATACTTATATTTTCTATGACGGGGTAATAATTGAAGAGGAAAGCAAGCTATATCTTCTATTAAAAGACGACACTCTTTATTATGTTTATGAGTGGGAAGGAAGTTCGTCAGTCAAAAACCAAACATGGGGAGGCTACATTCACGAAAGAGACGCCGCCCTGTACGCACTTGTCAGAATTGACGGAGACTTCACAAACGGATCAATGGATTTGACATTAACTGTCGACGGAACGGCTTTAACCCCGATAACAATAGATGACGATGAACCTCAATATTTACCGGCAGGGTATAGGTTCAAGGATCTTCAGTACAGCTTTACCGGCAAAACACTTATTGATGATATCTATATCGGCAACTCAAGAAATGAAATGTACGAAGGGATTGACAGATGAACGATAGAGGCGCAAATATAAAAGGTGGCATGCTTATGCCCACAGACGCCTCGATGCAGGTTCAACAAGCCTTTAGAGATGTTCAAAACAGGATAGAGTCTTCAGACAGGAAAGTTACAGAGCTTGAGACTGAAGTGGCAGACTCATCCATTATCGGTGATACAACCCCACCTAACCCATTAACAGATTTGACGGCTATTAAATTTGAAACACATATCAGACTCGAATGGGTAAATTCTTTGAGTACAGACATAAGCCATGTATCAATAACAAAAACTATTAACGCTATCCCCGATCCTGAATCTATCACTGTAGCGCATCCCACAAATTCATATGATGATTTAGATGAGATAGCCACAAGTGACTATGTTTATAAACTTGTTGTTGTTGACAATGCCGGGAATAATTCAACATCAGTTTCAGTTTCGGTAAATGCCGCGACTTTACCGGCACCTGACGCAGTTCTAAATAAAACCTGGGACGGAGACGACCTTGAAACATATTGGGATCCTGTTGACGGGTTTGGTATCACCGGCTACAGAGTAAAGGTACTTTTTGGCCTTATAGAGGTTAGAAGCACTGATGTTGTTGAACCAAAATACAATTATACCTACGCGGAAAACGGTGTTGATGGGCTTGCATATGAAGTCACTATAAGGGTTTTTACTCTTGATGCAAATGGAAATCCTTCTACGGCTTTCGCGACATCAACAATTACTCATGTTGCCCCGGCGGCACCATTAAGTCTTGTTGCCTCAGTTGTCGAAGCAGGATTTGTTATTTCATGGGACTTATCGGCAAGTTCTGATGTTTTGGGCTATGATATTTCCCTAAATACGGTAAATATAGAATTAAACCATACAACCGGAAGCTATTTGTATAAAACGCTTTTGTTGGCCGGAGATTATTCTTTCGGGATTACAGCGAAAAACAAATTGGGACAATCATCTATCGAGTCGGTTGTTCCGTACACAGTTAACGGGCCAAGTCAGCCATCTGACTTTACATCCCAGGTCATAGATAATTCTGTGACGTTGTATTGGGCTGCACCAGCCGTAATAGAATTGCCAATAGCGGAATATGAAATCAGAAAAGGCGATGTTTTTGTGGCCGGCGAAGTGCTGGGCAGAAAAAAGGGAACTTTTACAATAATTGAAGAGCCAATTTCAGGCAACTATAAGTATTGGGTTGCTGCCGTTGACAATGCAGGCAACATTGGCGAGGGGATAAGCCTGTCAGCCAACGTTGACGAACCGCCTGATTTTGTCCTTAATATTAAATGGGTAAATGATTTCATAGATGGAACAGAGGCCAATTATTATATTAATCCTGATGGTTCTGCCATCGCTCCTGCGAATCCAACAGAAACATGGGCGGATCACTTTATAGGAACGGGATCAGCAGGAACACCACAATTTGAAGATTTTCAGGATTTAATTGACGGTGGTTTCACTTATTTCCCGGAACCTGTGCCAACAACAGCATCATATTATGAAGAAAACGATTATGGTGCAGTGCTTGCGTCATCTTCTATCGCATCATCATATAATGAAAATAAATTCAACGGTGGCCCGACAGTAGTTACTAAATTAGCCGCTAAAGAATTGTCTGGCGATTCATACACAGACCAGACATCGACCAAAATTTTCGCGGTCGGATTTCAATATGTAAGAGATAAGTTCGAATTAACATCAGATGGTAAAACATTTGGAGTTTACGAAACACACACACTACAGCTTGATTCAAAGCTAAAGTCTGATGCCGGTAATGCCGAGGTTACAGTTGCAGCAACCGGTATTACAGTAACAGGATTTAAAACCTTCGTTGATATAACATCAATAAAGGCGCAAGCAATGGGTGATGGCACGGTGCCACTATCAACAGTTGTAGATTTTGACGGGAGCGTAAGCCAAACAGAGTTTACAGTTTATATATTTAATTCAACGACAGGAACGAAATTAACCGGTATAGTATCATGGAGTATAGAGGGGTATTAAGTGACAGCAGATTTTAACAAACCGATAAACACAACGCCATATTTAACAGTTTGGGATTATGTCGAGGATAATATTGCGCTGGTTGCAACTTGGTTCGAAGATGTTACAGGCGCAACGAATATACCAACAAACGCAAAAAGATTCAGCACGACCAATAAAAGATTTGAATATTGGAGTGGAGCAACATGGCTCGAATTGCTTTCAAAGGCAACAACAGCCTATGATATCAGGGCAGCGGTAGCAGACTTGGCCGACCTTGCAACGAATGCAACGACAGCTGGGGCATGTACCGGAAATTCTGCTACAGCAGACTTAGCCGATAACTCGCTTTCCTTGGGTGGTGCATTAGCATCTACATATACACAAAATACAGATGTACGAGCTATTTTATACGGTGGAACAGGTGCGAGCACTCAAGCAAACGCAAGAACAAACCTTTCCGTCTATTCCAAATCAGATAGTGACGCAAGATATCTTCTTGAATCAAATAACTTAAGCGACCTGAATAGCCCCCCAACAGCAAGGACTAATATTTCCGTTTATTCAAAGCTTGAAATTGAGACGCATACCTACGGAGCAACCGACCATACAATAGCGCCGTTTACAACAACTGCCATAGCTGCACCATCTGGGTATAGATATACTGATATGGTTTTCAATGAGGACTCATTCGACAGGAATGCCCCCGGCTATGAATGGATAGTCTTTGTGAGCATAAATAGCACTGGAACATCTGTATCGGTCAAGAACAAAAATATAGTATACTCTAGTAAGGTAACAATAGTTTGGGAAAAAAGAGGATAATGAACCTAACCCCATACACAGAAATAGACGGCCAGAGAAACTTTAAGGACTCTGAAATAATAGCCTTATATGATAGAATGGTATCAGAAGGAACCGTCAACACAGTTTTTCAAGATGGCCTTGTGAATTCCAGCGAAGATTTTTTAAGAGAAATGAGAACGTGTAACAGACTTTTCATAGTCATCGAAAATAAAGAGCCGATTGCTATTACATGGCTTAATCGCTTTGAAGGGAAAACAGCCAGACTCCATTTTTGCTTCTTCAAAAAAGCATGGGGGAATAAGTCTGTTGAAGTTGGAAGATTTATTTGTAGCCAAATACTTGATTATATGTATGAAAAAGAGTATATTTATGATAGCCTTATAGGACGAATACCGGCAAGCAACAAACCGGCGATAGAGTTTTTTAAAAAAGTAGGTGTCAAATTCGTTGGAGAACTACCGGAAGGACACTGGAACCACTTTAAACAGCAGAGCGAACCGGCTTTAGTTGTTTATATAAATAGGGAGATTTCACATGGGTGGTAGCGGAGGCGGAGACAGTTACGATGCAGCATACAACGCAAGAATGGCAGAGATTGCCGAAAGAACGGCGGAGATGTCGGAATCAGCTTTTGATGTTTGGGAGACCGGAGGCACTGGAACACCAGGTGGATCCGGTAGCGGAATGGGCCTTGAGATAGCTCAAAATGTAGCTGCACAAGAATTATTACCATTCCAAACAGATTACGAAAGAGCCGGGATGCAATTCGGAGCTGAACAAATGGGTTATAAATCAGACCTTATGAATAAGTTTTATTCCAGCTTGGGAAAAAATACAGAAGAATCAGCAGTCGGAAAGGCAAGGGCAGATGTTGCCGGGTCTATATCTGGCGCAAAAAGCACAGCCGCCAGAGATGCACAAAGGCGGGGGGTAGCACCCCAAGCAGGTGGCTATGGACTTGCTGGCGCAAAATTAAATGTAGGCGCTATTTCCAGAGCAAGGGAAGACACAAGAAAGCAAAATCTTGCAGAATACACACAGGGATTGACAATATGAGCGCTTTAAACAGAGCAATGGAGCTTAGAGGGCAGGTATCAGGCACGAAAGAGCAACCCAATATTGATACAAGGCCGGGAAAAACAATAGCTGGTGGGCTAACCTCTGCGTTGGGCGGTGCTGCAACAGGCGCGGCATTAAGTGCAGCCATTCCAGCAATAGCAGGAGGGCCACTTGTCGCTCCGATAATTGGCGCGACTACACTACTTGCTGGTGCAGAATACTTTACACGATAGATTTCAAGAGAGGATAACATGGGTCTTGGCAGACAAACAGGCAATGAAGTAGATTGGCAAAGAATAGCTGGCTCTATTGGTCAAATAGGTGGCGCTCTTGAACGTGGTGGAAGATACCAGGACTATAAAGAAGAGCGGGAAAAAGAAGCTTTAATAACTCAAGCTCAAAATAAAGCACAGACTGCAATGCAGCTTGATGTATCCCCCGAAGATGCCCGAACGCAAATAAAAGAACAAACAAGGTACCAAGAACCAGGTTTTTTTGGCAAGATAACCGGGAAAGAAGGGAAATACGAACGATCGTTCGCCCCTGATGTTGCCGAAACCGGATATCAAAGAGCCATCGACTCTCAGATAGCATCGAGTGATGCTACAATTAAAAAAGCGACACAAGACTATACGAATAAATTTGCAGGCATGTCCGCAGACGAAATGCAAAACCTTGATACTACAAAAATGCCTAACCCGGCAGCGGCTACAGCGGCAAAAGGTAAATACTTTGTAAGATACGGAAAAACAGCAGAAGCGCAGAAACTTGCCAACGAACAGCATAAGTTGGCCAGAGAAGGTTTATACAACAAGTTTAAAAGCGCACAAATGACAGCAGATAATTTGTTAAAAGATCCAACGACATTAAGCAGGGAGAAGGGCATTGATCTAATGGTTGATGCCACAAACAACCTTAACAACACATCCTATAAAGCAGAAAAAGTTGTTATGAACGGCAATCCGATGATACAAACTTTTATAATTTACGACGGGAAAAGAAAAAATGGCGATACCTATACGCCAGAAGAATATCAAAAAGTTTTAAGTGTAATAACAAAAGAAGTATATTATCAGGCATTTGATAAAAACAATGAATTTTCTAAGAAAATGAATACAGAGTCTTTGGATAATCCTGATTATATGGCTAATGACAGGGGCGAGACTGTAAGAGTTCAGACATTCACAAAGCCATTAGGTCCAGAGTTTCAATACTTAGTCACGACTTTGGATGGGCAACAACACCCTATTCAAGATAAACAAACTCTTATAGAGGCAGGGTTTCACGATGTTCCAAAAACTAAACCCGGAAAAGATGGAAAAGGCGCCGAATCTAAAACCTTAACAAACAATCTAAAAGTATTAGATAAGGCACTGGAGCTTGTTAAGCAGAGTGGTCGATACAATATTGATAAAGTTGAGGGAACAGTAACAGACAGCGCAGGAAATGAGGTCGGCCCGGAACTTATCAGAGAAGCCATCGCATTAATGCCTCAGCTCGGAGTGGCTCTGTCAACAGGAGATGTTCAAGAGCTATTGCAATATCTTAACGTTCCTGACGAGGGGGATATTGCCGGAACACTATTGAACACACGAACACAGACCCCTGCACCGCAACAGCAGGCGATTAACACAGGGAATACAGTTAACCCAGGGAATACACCAGGCTTAAATAGACCAGTAATATAAACAAGGGGTAATAATGCCAGGCTTAAAACCAGAATTTAAAAGCTACTACCAGAAATTAATAGCAGAAAATCCAGATAAACGGGAAGACATAGCCTATGGAGCCTCTGAAATTCATAAAACGGCCCACCCGGTAATCTTCCCTTCGCTCGATGATTTAACTGCAAAGGGTTCTGAATATAGAAAGGCACAGCAACCTGGATACGTCAAGACATTTGCCCAGGGAGCCGCTAGGACAGTTGAAAATATAGCCGGTGGTGTAGGCGCTTTGACCCGCTGGGGTGGAGATGTTGCAGGAGTTGAAACTATTTCAGAAATTGGCAAAGAATCCTCGGATTACTGGAAAAAAGCGACTCAGGAGGGATGGGAAAAAGCTGACGAAGATGTCTTTCAGGGCACGTTTATGGAGAATCCATCAATTAAAAGAGCGACCGGTCTTTTCGGAGAGGGAAGTGTATATTTAGCCGGTGCGCTTGCAACAGGTGGTTTGTTATTAGCTGGTGGAGCTGCGCCTGCTGTTGCCGCTGCCATTCCAGCGGTTGGTTTTGGTGGCTTAGAAGCTGGCCAGACTTACGAAGAAGCAAGAGAAAAAGGCAAATCGGTTGGCGAAGCAAGCGCATACGGCGTTGCTGCGGGGGTGACAACAACAGCCTTAGAAACTATTGGTATAGGCAAAATATTAAAAGTAACCGGCTCCCCGATCAGGGGCGCTATTGTCGGCGGCATTTCGGAAGGGTTGGTCACAGAACCGTTGCAAACAATAGCTTCAAATCTTATAGCAAAATTCGGATATGATAAAACGCGAGAATGGAACCAAGGACTTGCCGAATCGATTATTGGCGGCGTTGGGCTTGGTTCAATGGCAGGGTCGGTGGCTGCTCCTGCTAATTATAGAGCAAAAACAAATGAATTACTCGGCAAAATAAGAGAAATGAGTGACGGAGGGGCTACGCCTGAGGCAGTCGTGGCAATGGCTGAAAAGTTCAAGTTTGAATCGCCGGAAACGAAAGCAGTCGTTGATAAAATAAAAGAAATGATTGACAGCGGCGTTACACCTGAAGAGGTTGTGACAATGGCTGAAGAGATTAACACTGACATTTCAAAGTACGAAGCTCCAGCGGACCCAGGCGCACCACAAGACATGTTCGAATCATCCGGCGTTGAAACCAAAGAAGCCGCTGCACCACAGCAGGCACTACAAACACCTGCCGGAAACGTTGGGGTTGTACCAGTAGACGAAGTATCACCTTACTACGACGAGCAAACAGAGCAAGAATTATTCATGGAACAACCTATTCAAAGCAGAATAGGGACAGCCGAAGAATCAGCCGCAGCCTTTGAGCAACAATATCAACGTGAAGCACAAGCAGAAGAATACATGGGGGCGTTAAAAAGATCACCACAAGGCGCTGAATTATTAAAAGGCCAGCTTGCCGAAGAGCAAATAGCGGGTGAAGATTGGTTAAAGGCACCAATAGAAAGCGGTGTCATGCCAGCCGAAGAATCAGCAGCCGTATTCGAAGCCGAAGAAAGAAAAAGGAAAAGACTCGCTGGAATGTCTCAACAAGAGCAATTCGAAGAGGCGCAAATACAAAAAGCCCATGCAGCGTTAAAGCAAATTAAACCTAAACGCGTAAAAGGCGCTAAAGTCAGAACATTAAGAGGCGCAATACGTGCAAATGACGGTATTGATTTTGGAAATTTCAAAGGCGAATTAAAAAACATGTCTCAATCGGTCAAATACCTTTCAAGCAAAAAGGGAACACCGATCGACTTAATGGAGAAAACCTTAAAAGAAGAAGGGTGGATGTTTCCAGAAGAATCTCTTATCGACAAATTAAGAGACGACCCTGAATTTCTCAGAAGACCACACCTTTCAACCGAGATTGCAGACAAGCCACAAGCAGAAAAAACAGAACAGGAATTACGCGTAGAGGAAGAGCAGGTTTACGAGCCGGAAGAGCCGCCAGAAGGAAACTACAAAACAACTTACGCAGATGAGTTACAGGATGGCGCTGAGATTACTGTACTTGACAACACAGGCGCCGGACAATATACCGTAAAAAGACAACCAAACGGTGAGGTAACCCTTGAGGGTGATAGAACTATTGAACTTACACCTTTCGATGATGTTCAGGTTTTGCAGGAAGACCGAAGGGTTGACGTAGAGAAAAGAAAACGTGTTGCTGAAGGTACGCAAGAGATTGTTGAAGCGAAACCGTATCACACCAAAGATACAATATCCATTGTAGAAAAATACAAAGGGCGGAATGACGATATAAAACATATCACAGACCGGCAATTAAATTTTGAAACTCTTATTGAGGATATAAAGGCACCGGAAAAGCGTACAGAATTAAAAGAAATGTTCTCTGATAACCTCATAGGCGAGAGTGGGGGAACTAATTTCAAAGATGTTAAAAAGACCTTGAAACAACTTGAGGCTGAAGGTATACCGTATGTGTATGAGCGGGCTGATGGCGGGAACCTGGGCGGTCTAAACGCACATCACGGAGAGGTACATTCACTTGCGGATAAAGATGTCCGCAAAGTGTGGGGCGAAATATACACCGAAGAAGCCGTAAGACATGGGGCTGTTATAGGCCGAGATCAAGGCGATGAGTTTATTGTAGTGTGGCCGAACTTTACAATGGCAGAGGTCCGGGAAATTCGCGGGGATATAGAAGCTCAAATAAACAACAGGATTAAGGAGATGGGATTAGATAAAGTTCCTCACCCCAAAAAGAAATACAATGGTATGCCAACAGGAGCGCTTTATACTAATTACGGACTTATAGAGGGCATTCCCGGCAAGTATGGAGAGATGGACCGACTTGCTGATATTGAAATGAGTCAGATGAAAGATGATTTTGAGCTTTCCAAATCTGAAGAAGTAGGTTATGCTTTTAATAAAAAGGAGGAAATCTATGAGCCAGGAAAAACAAAACAAGAGGTTAGGACTTCCGAAAAACGCGACGATCAAGGAACGAGCAGAGTTCGCGCTGAAGCACTCGAAGCAACCAGAGACGATAAGGTTGGCAAAGAAAAACTTAGCAAGAGTGAAGTAGTCCCGGATATTCAAGAAGATATCGACAAGGTTATAAAGCCTAAGAAAGAAAAACCTGAAGTAAGGACAGTTGAACCCAAACAGACTAAAGAAGAAATGCTCGCAGCAATGAGCGACTTCTTTAAAGACGACAAGCCTAAAACCCAGTATTCCACAGAAGATGTTAAAACAAAAACTCCATCGTTTAAAAAATGGTTTAAAGGATCAACCGTCGTAGGCAAATCAGGCGAACCGATGGTGGTTTACCATGGTACAGCGTCCACAGATATAGATGAATTTGCTTTTGATGCTTCAAAAATAGGCGAACAAGGTAGAGCAGAGGGAGCCGGTTTTTATTTCACACCAGATAAAAGGATTGCTGATGGATACGCCGGAGAAAAAGGAACAACTATTAATGCATACCTTGATATTAAGAAGCCAATCCAATACTCTCAAGGTCCATTCAAAAGAAGTACTCTGAAAAAAATATTAACGAGAGCTGCCGAATTAGAATCAATTGAATCAGAGATGGACATTGAGGATGGCTTTTTATCTAATTACGGTGACGCAAGATATGAAGGTCTTGATGCTGTAATAAATGAAGCAACAGACATGATGCTAAACGAGGACAAAGCTCTTGACCAAATGGGTGGTCTGGTAGGTTCAGGCGTTGACCCTATCATCGTTAATAAGTCTGTTTATGAAATTACAGGGCATGATGGCGTCGTATCAAGCGGATTCGGCGATCAGGGTGGCTCAATTATCTATACAGCATTTTTCCCAACACAGGCTAAATCTACTGATAATTTAGGCACATTCGACCCTAAAGACCCAAGAATTAAATATTCAGAAGATAAAATAACAGAACCCTCAAAACCAGTAACAAAACAAACCCTTGAAGCTCTACCATACGTCACAAGCGTAACAGGCAAAGAAGATAATTACAGGATTCATTTCAAAAACAATATATCCATACCTCTAAAAACAGTCAAACTAACTGACGGTGGCGCTTATGTCTTCACACCATCAGGCAAAAAACTAATCAGAGGTAAGTTCACACCAGGCCAAGGTATTGAAATTTCGCAAGCCGGAGACATTCGCACAGTTGCTCATGAAAATCTACATTTTTTCGAATCAATCGGATTATTAAGCGGTAAAGATATCCGTCTCCTTAATCGAGCCGGTGAGAAAATGTTCGGACCCGGTGAGGATAAGGCAGAATTAAGAGCTAAATATTTCGAAGCCGTTTCAAAAACCGCAAAACCTGACTCTTTAGTCGGAAAGATTTACGCAAAGATTAAAGACTTTGTAGCTCAGATGCGTCAAATTTTTGGCAGAACAGCGGGTGGCGTTGTTAAGGATATTGAATCAGGGAAAATCTTTAAAGAGAAGAAAGGCAAGGCACCGAAAACAAAAGTAACAGCATACAGCGAAGCAGCCGATAAATGGTATTCTCAAATGTCAAAAGTTATCGGTGATAAGCTACCGAACAAAGGCACCGGTAAAAACTTCATGTCCACCATAGAGTCATGGGCTAAAAAGGGTAGTTTTAAACAAGAAGAGCTTGAATGGTCTGGCCTTGATGAATTTCTGAAGACAAAGACATTGTTTTCAAAACAAGAAGTGTTGGATTATCTTGATGAGAATAAAGTTGTTATTGAAGAGCTTGAAAAGGATGTAATTACAGACGTTATACAATCCAAGGCTAATTGGGAGTCAGAATTAAAGATAGAGGACGGATGGGAATCTGATATATTTTTATCTGAAAAACCAACATTTAAAAGCGACTGGCTCGAAAATAATTCATTGATGCTTTTCGATGAGGCTGGAACAAATTACACTGACAATTTCATAGAAGAATATGGCCCTTATTTTAATAGTGATTTCATAGAAGAGCTTGAGAATAAAAATTTGGTAGATGGCCGGCCTGTTGATATGAGCGAATTCGAAAATGAAGATACCACTAAATATAAACAATACCAAATCCCAGGCGGTAAGAACTATAAAGAGTTGTTGTTGACGTTGCCGGGATCAAAACCAGACCCAAAAGGATACCAATCGTTTAAAAAAGAAATGATAACTAAATACGGTGACGATTGGATACTTGAATTGACTGGCCCTGAAGACATGGAGAGGGGTAGATTAGAACATGGTGAGAAAAAAGAGCAATACAAATCATCTCATTGGGACGAACCAAACGTCTTGGCTCATGTAAGATTTTCCGAGCGTGTGGTTGATGCTAAAAATGTTTTGCATATTGAGGAATTGCAGAGTGATTGGCACCAAGAAGGCAGGAAGAAGGGTTATATACCAAAGCCTCTTGGCGATATTACAGATACAGAAAAAAAAGAATTAGAAGCATTAAGGGGCGTTGTTTATAACAGAGCCCTTACCGGTGAAGAAGAATTACGGTTTAGTTACTTATTCAAAAAAGAACAAGGGCGTTCTATCGGCAATATTCCCAATTTAATACCACAAGCCCCCTGGAAAAAAACATGGCCGATTAAAACATTCCAAAGCATGGTCAGATATGCCACAGAAAACGGGTTCGACACTATCGCATGGACACAAGGCGCTGAACAGGCCTCAAGGTATGATTTGAGTAAGCAGATTGATTCTTTAAAGTGGTATGCAAACCCTGACGATACATACAATATAAGTTTTGTAAAAGATGGATCTACCCAAACAGCCCAAAACAACGCCAAAGAATCCGAGCTTGAGGGGCTTGTCGGAAAAGATATTGCTAATAAAATAATAAACGATGCTCAAAGCGAAGTCACCGGAACATATAAAGGGCTTGATTTAAAAGTAGGCGGCGAAGGCATGAAGGGATTCTACGATCAAATCCTACCAAAAGAAGTTAACAAGTTTTTCAACAAAAAAGCATGGGGAAGTCCTAAGGTTTCCGAAATAGAGATTGAAGCTGGTGGCGGCAAGCCAACAGACTATGCAGATTTTGCAGAATACAAGGCAAAATCTGAGGGAGAATCTTACAAATTATGGTCATTAGAAATAACCCCTGAAATGAAGAGTAAGTCTTTAACGGAAGGGATGCCACAGTTTTCAACAGAAGACGAATACACCCGGAACTTTGAAGAATCAAAAAACATCAAAGGCAACATTGCAAGAAACCTCCGACAAATCAGAAGCGAAGTCGCACAAGGTCTTGATAAATATCTTGGAGCAATTTCGACAAGATTAGGAAATATAAACCCGAAGCTTAAATATAAAATGAGAAGATTGTCGCAAGACACAGACTTAAAAGGTTCGCAAGATGTTAGATCAGTTGAACCTATGCTTAAAAAAGTCAAAAAAGATATGACTCCGCAAGAGACGGCAACATGGGATTTGGCGAGGAAAAACTCAGACACAGAGAAGATTAATGAGCTTGTTAAAAAGTACGGCATTGAGAACGAGTATAAAGCTTACAGAGACACTTTAGATAAAATAAGGAAAGAGGCTATAGACGTTGGCTTAGATGTTGGCTATATCGAAGATTATGCGCCAAGAGTATTAAAAGATTCAAGAGGATTTTTGGAGGCAATAGGAAAAGAGGGCGATTGGCCGGTAATTTCCAGAAGACTTAAAGAACGTGCTAAAGCTATGGGCATGACCGTCGATGAAATGAATGAAGACCAGAAGGCTGACATTATTTCGAACATGCTACACGGCGGTAGCTATGGACTCGGTGGTGTGGCTGCTACCAAAGAAAGAAAGGTTAAAAAGATTTCTCCTGAGTTAAATAAATTCTATATGGATTCTGATGCTGCTTTAGTTTCTCACATTTATTCAATGAGAAAAGCGATTGAAGCCAGAAAGTTTTTCGGCAAAGTACCGGAGCATGTTTCAGAGGCAAAGAAAAGATTAAACGCAGCGCAGAAAGAAATAGCCAATTTTGATGAAACAACTGAGAAGCGCAACAAAGAAATTCTTTTAAAAATTGATAACCTTGAAAGCAAAAAATCCTTAGATAGCAAGCAGGAAAAAGAACTGGAAAGATTAAACAACGCTCTCGCATATTACCAGAAGAACAGAAGCGAACGTCTTCAAGATGTAAAAGATAATCTTTACGAATACGAGCAATTGGTAAACAGGTACGCAAATCAAAGAGATTTCAGGGAAAATATCGGAGTATACGTCAATGAACTTATCGAAAAAGGCGAGATCGGCGCAGCAGATGAACAACAATTAATAGATATCCTTACTGCAAGATTTAACGAGCAAGGCACCAGAGGACTCGTTCAGGCGTATAAAAATCTTTCCTATATCGACACCATGGGGTCACCCACTTCAGCCTTAACACAGATAGGTGACTTAGCATGGGCGGCATATGAGGGCGGCATGATCCCTGCTTTAAAGAATGCCTATAAAGCATCAAGAGGCAAGTCCCGAATCACAAAAGAAGATGTCGGGGTTGAAAGAGTTGCTCAAGAGTTTGCAGATGCCGGGACTTTAGGCAATGCAGTATCCACAGTCTTTAAACTTGTTGGTCTTGAGAAAATGGATTCAATTGGTAAAGAGTCTTTATTAAACTCCGCCTTAGATAAGTACCAGAAACAAGCGGCCAAAAACCCTGAGAAATTAAAAAATGATATTAAGGATATTTTTGAGGGTGAAACAGATTCAGTTATTCAGGATCTTCAAAACGATGAGATTACAAATAATGTTAAGTTTCTTGTTTATAATAGGCTCCTTGACTTCCAGCCTGCCGCATTATCAGAAATGCCTCAGAAATATTTAGATGCCGGTAATGGCCGTATTTTTTACATGTTGAAATCATTCACGCTGAAACAATTCGATGTATTCAGAAATGAAGTCTATAAAGACCTTAAATCTAAAGACCCAAAAGTCAAGATAGAAGGAATGAAAAAGTTTGTAAAGCTATCTGCTTTTTTTGTCATAGCTAACGCAGGAGCCGACGAATTAAAAGACCTTGTTCTTGGCAGGAAAACAGATTTAGAAGACCGGGTTGTGGATAATATGCTGAGGCTCGGGGGCATATCAAAATTCGTAACATGGAAAGCAAGAACTGAAGGGGTCGGTTCTGCGATGGCAAAACAGATCTTACCGCCATTTAAGTTTTTAGATGCAGCTACAAAGGACATAGTTAAGGCCGGTGATGAAAAAGGGCTTGAAACGCTTGCCTCAGTTCCCGTTTTTGGAAAACTTGCATATTGGCACATGGGTAGAGGTGTTGCAAAGCGTGGTGATCTTTGGGACCGAAGATTAAATAAGCAGAATAAAAGGCTGAAAAAATTCAAACAAGACTACGACGAGTCCGCAGATAGACCAGCGTATTTAAGAAAATACAAAAAAGAACTTGCTGATTACAGAAAAATAAAAAGCTTTAAAAACAGGATAAACGGAATAAAAAGACGAATCAACAGGCTCAAAAAGTTAGAGCAGACAGAACTTAGAAAAAATGCTATACTTAAATTAGAGCAGAAAAGAACCGATATGATTAAAGAATATCTCAAGAAGGAGAAATAGAATGGCCGAAATAAACGCAGATATACTAACAGATGAAACAACAGAAACAATTCTCAATTTGCCTGAAGCATCAAACATGGTTAATAATATAACTATTATTGGCGCAGCAGGTGCGGGAAGAACAGTAACAGTGACAGCGAACACCCAGACAGCATCAGCGATAGATAAGGACGCATACGAACCACCTGATGAGAACAGTATCGTTGACACATCTGATGGGTTGCCACACACTTATCTATTTCCAGTAGGGACCATGATAAATAAAATAAAATTTACGCCAAGTGCCGCTTTTGCGTTTTCAGCAAAATGCTCGTCTGCAAGATAACGGTTGATTAAATTAAGAGGCAAGTATGCAAAAATTTACAGCCGATAAATTCACAATGTACCCATTCACGATGGGCCCGTTTAATATGCACCCGTTCGGTGCAGACCACGGAGGAGCTCCCCTATCCCTAATCTGGCGCGGCTCCCCCTACGTCGGCGCAATATTCAGCCACCTCCCCCCAGGATTCGCTGAAACACCATCCGGCGAAACTATCGATGTGGGTGACGAGCCGATGTATGAGTACAAAGATGGGAAGAAGGTTTACCGGAGTTTTGAGGGGACTAATAAATGCGAGGCTGATGGAATACCTACGACTTTTACAGATGGTGTGGATACTGGTGGTAATTGTGACATCACAATTGTTGGAAAATATTATAGGGTTGAAAATAATACAGGGGTTACACAATTTCCGAATTTGACAGGGCAGGTTGGGAATACTAACAAGCATAGTTTAAGTGTTTATGCTCGTAGCAATACATCACAATTTTTTGTAGATGGTGGCCCAGGTATTCCTTTTACAGATCCTGTTAATTTTACATTCAAGAATACTCTTAATTTTACTCCGGTTGCGCTAAACGATCAAGCCAAGTTTAGTATTCCTGCCGGCGGCTGGGTTGAGTTCTATTTACCCCAATTAACCGAAACCCCATATCAACTCCCAACCATCATATCATCCCGTCTCGGCCCCGTCACAGTCTCCCTCCCCGATGTAAAACTCCGGGCGCAAGACAACGGAACCGACTTAGCAGAAAAACCATTCAGCGTCATGTCAAAAGACGCAACCCCGGTGAAAATCAAGGGTGGTGCCTTAGAGGTTATGAATGGGTTTGGGGATGGGGAGGATGAATACGTAAACTATGACTTTACAACCTTTACTAATATTTTATGCGACATTGTAACCCAGTCCACATTTTCAGGAGCGGGTTCATGCGGAGTCTATAAGGACGGAACCCTAATAATCGGAGAGACTTATGAATTTGCTATAATGGGTACAACCACAGCTCCTGAGTTAAGGATTTTGCAACGAGATTCTGTGCTTGACAGAGACTTAAATCTTTTATTTTCAAGTACGGGGGATATTGATACCGGGTTTACGAGGTTTGTTGCCACACGAGAATCACTTTACTTACAAAACGAAGGGGCCGGGGCTACAGAAATAACAACTTTTACAACAAGAAAAGTATCCCCCGCAGTAGGCTCAGTAGTCTGGGAGAAATTCCAGACAGCACAGGTTTTAGCACCAAATCAACTATCTCCCGGATACACGACCGAAACAGGTTGGGTTGAGTCGGGCGGTGAGTTAACATACACAGGTACTACAGATTCAGACTTTTACAAGTTTGCACTACGCGCTGATAAGTATCAAAAACATACATACACCGTCAATGAAAGTACAGGTGACGGTGATTTAGTTATTGCAAACGGGGTCACTGAGGATGAGATAATAGTCGATAAGAGCGTGGGTACCCATACAATATTTTTCGTCAATGATGGTACTACCAGTACTAATATGGGGATGGGTGTCAGAAACAATACAACCGGAACTATAGTTCTTGCCTCTGACACCGACGATTTGTTGACCAAAGAAGTCCAGACATTGTTAAACCCGAATGATGGCCCGGCGTTATTTTACATCGACCCGGACACAGCATTATTAACAGCAATTGACGATGAGCAGAATATCTGCACAAGTGACGTTGCTCTTACTGCAAATGTTCAGCACAATTTTTGGCTTGCATGGCTTATTGATAAATTTTGGATAACACTAAACGAATCAAAAGGCGTTGTCGAAACATTCAGTGGATCTTTTGCAGAAATCGGGGAGTTTATTAAGGGTACTAACTCAGGTGTTTATCATACATCGAGAAATGAGGCTGTTTTTTATGATGAACCTGCTTTTGAATATGTGTATGATGAGTTATTTAACAACGAAATAGTAAACGATGAAATAGTAAACGAACTTGTAAAGGAATATTTATAATGACATCTTTTAATAGTTCTTTGGGCCGTAGGGGCATCAACACTAATGATGCTTCGGGCCCCGTTGAAATTGATAGGGTTACTGAAATAGGTGATATTGAGGCCGGAAATAAAACTGTCTTTGAGAATGATGGAACATTGAGATTTGACGGCGACTCTACTGTATGGGATGATTTAAAAGAATCAGCAATAGCAAGAAATCTTGACACCACTTCTGGTAGGATTGATTATAACTTCGCGGAAGCCACTGTTGATTTTGCCGATAATGCCAGATATGCAGCTACAGAGCAATTGACTTTGGCTATGCAAATGAGTCACAGTTACAAACACGGCAGTAATATGGAGCCCCATGTCCACTGGATACAAAATCAAGACAAAATACCTAATTGGTTGATGGAGTATAGGGTGTTACTCAATGGAGAAGCAGCCACCCCAACATTTTTAAAGGCTATCTGTTCAGAGCAAATATTCACTTATACATCGGGTACTATTTTACAAATATGTGAGTTCCCGCTTATCCCTGGCGTCAGTAGTTTGTCATTTTCAGTTGATGTTAAAATATACAGAGATACAGGCAATACAAGCTTATTGTTTTCTGGTGTTGATGATTATGTTGGGCCAGCAGCTCTTAAGTTTTTTGATATCCATTACATTAAAGACACAATAGGTAGCAGAGAGGAGTTTATAAAATAATGACAACACAAAAAGCATCATTAACAAGACACGCAGTAACACAAACAGGCGACCCTCTACGTGTCCAAATCGGTGCATCTGGTATCGATCCCGTTGGCGCTGTAAAACCAGCGGTAGCTGATTCTATAGGATTGGTCCCAAGCATTAGATTTGATACTGGCGTTGAGATGATAGCGGGTGTCACATTTGCCATACCAGACAAAGCAGACCCAACACAACCGGCATGTTGCAGGATAGGCTGGGGGGCCACGACAAATACAGGCGATGTAAAATGGTCGTTGCTTTATAAGTGGGTTGGGGTTGATGATGACATTGCCGGAGCAATAGACGGAACGGAAATTGACGTACAGACTGTAAGCACTACAGTAAACGGATACAGGTTCTCTGAGTTTGATTTCGATCCGTCAATAAACGGGCATCGAGTCCTTGAGATACAGATACACAGAAACGGGACTGACCTTGCAGATACTTGTGCGGGGGCAGCACATGTAATAGGTATTCTATGCGATTTTATTGCAGGTGTATAACACTATTATTAATAGCTATATGTGGCTGCATATCTGCAATTAACCGCACCGTAGATATACAGCTTATAGAAAAGTCCAGAATTACAGCAATACAGAAGCTTGAAAAGCAGGGTTTCGTTATTTCGAACAAATGCTCCAACACTGAGATAATAATAATCGAAACTCGAAAAGAAATGAAAGAAAAGCACAATCAGTTTACAGGGCAGTATAAATTCAAATACGGCTTTGCTCAACCTTATTTAAACCGTATTTATATTTATAAGTATTCGAGAAAAGAAGTATTAGAGAAAGAATGGCTCCATATTTTATTACACAAGAATTTACCGGGGCTACCTGGAAGACAGCATCATTATTTATTTTGGAATTGGAAATAAAAAACCCGGTATAACATTATACCGGGGAAACAACTAAATGTACTTTTAAGGGACATGCTCTGATTTCTAAATAATTAAAAATTAACTATAAAACTTTCTTTTAAATAATTTTAAGTTAGATTTCATAAGCACACACTTCATTTAATTATTTTTTTTATTTTATATAAGACTCCTTATACTAATTTTCTACCATTATTCACATCTGTTTCAATTTTTACGCCTGGCACAAAAACAAGAGCCTCTGCGACATTTTCGCCATGTTGGGTTGTTACCTGAACAATACAACCTGTTTTAGTTTCCATAGCTTTGCAAGATTTCATCCACCCTTCGGCTTTGGACGATGCCTTACATAACAGTTGGAATAGATCTGTACTTCCAACTATTTGAACATCAGATACTTTTAATTTAGTCTCAGCTTCATTTTTATTATCAAGTGTTTTCATTTTTTCTCCTTAATATTTAATAATTATTTCTTTAATCCATTTATCATATGATTACCGAAAAAGAATATCACCACGCCGATAAACGCCCACCCTATTTGAAAATATTTTACAACCTCAAGCTGGAACTTTGCAAAATCAGGGTCAAGTTTATATGTTATACAAATAGTGATTATTGACAATAAAGTCAAAAACATTATAAATATAGCTGTTATCCTGCGCGTAATGCTTCTTGCTGTTGTTTCGTTATGTGTAGCCTCCATTAATTTTATATGAGTCTGCGACATCTTTTCTGCTATCTCAAGACGCTTTGTCAGTGTTTGGGCCTTTTCCTCTTTTGTGTAAAACATTTTATCAAGACCGTTGATAATGCCTGTTGTTGTTTTATCGGCAATATCAAGTGTTTTATTCGCTGTATCAGCTCCGGTTAGTAGTGACCAGAAACCCACGGCATCCCTCCTTAAATTAAAATTAATGTTCCGGTGGCCACTCAATATTACCCTGAGGTGGCCATTCCTTACCTTCGCCTATCGGTCTATTGTTCTTCATGTTTTCTCCTTTTACGTCATTATTACCATCGGGCTTTATTGCCCCTAACTTATAATTACTGTTAATTCTCTAAAATCTTCCGTTTTTTCCATAAACTTTATGCAATTATTTCTTGTTCCAATAATCATACGTTCATTTTTATAAAATCCTAATTCCCAACCACACCCAATACAACCCGCAAAATCTTTCATATACGACCCTGGGTGAAACAAAATAATCTCAGTTCTACCGGGCACATCTTGCAATAACCAAAACCACCCCCTTTTCTCTGTATGAACTTTCTTTGCAATATATTCACCAGCATTTATTCTGGATAAAAAAGGTTTATTGTCTAAATTCGGCCTTTCAAGAGAGAAGCCAAAAAAAGAGTTATCGATAAATATCACACCCCTGTTTGCTTTATCCGTATCATCTTCAAATCTTTTAATTTTTATTTTCATCACTCACCCCCGGAAACATCTTTTCGTTATTCCACTCGCCACCGTCAAATTCTGCCATGACATCCATTAACTCAGTAGACACATTATCGCGTATAGTTACAGCACCATGTATGCCTATTTCCTGCATTAATTTATTAGCTTTATCATAAATATTTTTAAAGTGTTCTTCTCTTGTCATCGCTCATCCTCCGTAATATCAACGAAATAACCATCCTCGCCACATAACCTTAAAGCCTCCACGCCTTCGATTAAAAGCTTATCGCAATCAATATGATCAAAAGAACACCTACTACATGTTAACTCTATGTCAGATTGTCGTAATTTATATTTCCTTTCTATTACATATACTTTATCACTCATAATTCACCCCCTAACAAGCCTTATTCCCATGCATATATGGCCGGTTAATATTAAAAGAATGCTTTATATTTATCGCTTTACCAATATCAATATTTTCTTTCCCGCAAAAATCAAGAAGGCGAATAATACAATCAGCAATTTCAATAGGAATACCTTCAGGTTTATCGCCTTTGTAGTAAATTTCATCCGTGTCTCGATGATCTCTATGCTCCTCCATTGCCTCTGTAAGCTCACATACGCAAAGCATTAGTGTTGTGCCAATCTCTCTCGGCTTATCATGCCAACCGTGATCAATTGCGTTTTGATGCACTGAATCACGCACTGAATTAAAACACTGTCTAATTGACTTGTTCCCGTACTTTGCTATTTTTTCGCTCATTTTTCCCCCGTTATTTTTAATCCAAATTCCTGTAATCTTAGAACCATAGCGTTTTTCTGCGCTACCGTTGATTCACATTCTAATCGATCATTGATATATTTACAAAATCTATCTGTAACAGCTCTATAAACACATTGATTATTTTCCGAGTGAGTGCAGAAAAATAACGGAATGCATTTATTACCTTTTAACTCTTCCATTATAATCCTTATACTTCATACTATTTATCCTTCAAATATTCAGATATTACAGGAGTATTAATAAACTTCTTTTTAACATCTCTCTTTGCTGGCGTATACCTTGCCAATTCTGGTACCCATGATGACAAAAATAGTTTTTCTGGAATAACTTTATGAATATAAATTCCTTTAATCTTTAACATCATTTTCCGCAAAATCTGAAATGATTTATTATCGTGGTATTTATCTCCTGTACCTTTTGTATCGATATATATCTTGTAATCGCCTTTCTTTTTATCGTACAATGTGTCTATCTGGCAACCTTCTACGATAAAATCAGGGGTATAACCAACAGGCGCATAGAGATGTCTTTTTTTCCCGTCACGAATATAATACTGTTTTTCAATAAGCTCAAAAGTATCCCGACCTTTTTCCTGCTTCTTATATCCTTCTATTAAACCGGCTGTGAAAGCTTCGTCAAGCCAGTGCTTAAAATCAAGTTCTTCCTGACTATCAAACCAAACATCATTGTATTTTATTTTAGCCATTATTTATCCCCCATAGATAAAAGTAAATCAAGCTCTTCTTGTTCTAAATAAAACAGCAAAATTGCCTTGAAAGGCTCGACCCATTTATCGTCTCGATTTATAGCTGCCTTGTATTTTCCCAATAAGTCAGCGACTACAATTTCCATTATCTGGCCGTGGTCGATTTTTATTGTAGTTGATAGACTATCTATAATATCTCTTTGTATCCCAAATAATCTTTTGTAGCTGTTATCTGTTTTAGCCATGTTTATTTATCCTGTATTTCCTTCTTATCTTACTAATACTCGTCTGCGACAACCCAAACATCACACATAATTCTTTTACTTTTATTTCTGACGTGCAAATAAAATCAATATCGGCCTTAGGCATAAAAGCTATTTTACCTTCATTCGGCTTCCCTTTCGGCCTACGAGCAATGCCCATTTTCTCAAGCAACGAATAAATACCTACAGCAGTATATTCAAGAATCTCACCAATTTTTTCAGCTACAAGACCGCCGGTATAAAGAGTTTCAACCATTTCTGAAACATATTCAAACCCGTATTTAGCAGCTATTTCAAGCCGGTCGGTGTAGAAATTAATTCCTTTGTCGTAGTATAGGTATTTATTCATTTTTTAATTATTCTTTATCTCCCGCTATTGTGTTTATTTCGTAATTACACATAAAATGTAGGTGCTGAATATCTAATTCTGGATATTCTAAGACAAACTCGTGATTAATATTATTTAAAATTAAAATTACTTTTCTTTTAAGTTCGTCGCTATCTATTCTTCTTATTGTATCGCCAACCTTCGTATTTTCATTTGTGCAAGTTTCCCATTTCTCAGGCTTGTTTTCTCTGAGCCATTTTCTAATAGAGTTTAACTCGCAAGATTGTTTTTCTGTATTCGAACTTGAATTTAGAATATGATTCAATAAAAGATTATGTCTTTCCTTCTTCCACTCGTATTTAGTCTGGATTTCCTTAGGCTCTTCGTTTGGTAGGAAAATATATTTCCCCTCTTCCGCAATCATCTGTACGCCGTTAAGAATGATATCGCTCATCTTTACAAGCTCTTCACACTTTGTAAAATTCCCTTGTTCGTCAGCGGTACAGTGGTTTATACCTTCAAATTCTTTCGGCTCTTTTTCTACAAACTCGTAAGCGAAACCAGACCCTTCAATATCACACTTGTCGCAATGACTATCACACTCACAATCATTACAACTTCCTTTTACTTTTTTATAAATCAATTCCTCTCTCATCAATCAATTCTCCCTTTTAACCTTCCGTTTGCGACCCATAGCAGCCCGGTAAAATAAAGTCGATATAGTTACAAACTTTGACCGGCTTAGATTATTGTCTTTGATATATTTTTCATTTGCTTTGTCTATTTCTTCATCCATAGAAATTGTTCTTGTTACTGTTGCCATTATAAATCCTTTTTAGGTATATTAGGTAGAGGCTGCCAAAATTCTACAGCCGCAATATCGCAATAGTAATCATCTCCATCAGCACCATCCCAGCATAGATGTTCATGATTAAATACAAGAATCTTAATTTCTCCTTCATGATATACAAGACATGAAACTTGAGAATATATTACATTTTCTTCTCGTTCTGGTAATTTATCTTTTGGCTTAATCCACTCCATACAATCCTCCAGTTATTGTTTATTATAAATAACAAAATTATTAATTAATGTCAAGCCCTAATCATAGATCCACAAGAATATTCGTTCAAAGTATTACAGTCGCAACCACGATCTATTTTAGCTTGACACACGTCACATCTCGCCCAGCTATTCGCTGATACAAAGTTTGTTTTACATTCATAGCAAACTTTAGGCTTACCTTGATACATCCTCCATTTAATCTTTTCCGGCTTTTCTATGTCAGATTTTTTTCCGGGTTGTGAAATCTTAACGCCAATTTTTCTAAGATGATATAAAATATTAGATGCGTTATACCCTGTTATTCTTCCTATAGCTTCGGCCCCCAACCCGTTTCCGTTGTCGTACAGCTTGTAAAACGCTTCAGTGACAAATTTAAACTGGCTGTATCCTGCCTCCTCTATTCTCATCATAGCAACTACCGGTTTCTTAATCGCTCTATCATAAAATTCAAAGTCTATTATCATTCTTTATTCTCCTTTAATCCAGTCCCCATGCATTCATCGCACACATTTTCCATAACCCCTTGTGTCCTTAAGTACGATTTCAAGGACAGTAAAAAGCTTTCTTTTTTATATTCTGGCAATTTACTGTGCTTATATGCAGATTCAGATTTTTCCAGAATATAATTTATTGTCGCTTCTGATATTTTCATACCATTATCCTTTTTTCAGGCATATATGCCCTTTAGTTGATTACTTAAACTTGTCACAATTTTTATTTTTAAATTTCATTTCGTGCTTTTTTGTTGGATTTATACATAAATCTTTTTCATATTCTTCACAAAACCAGGGCTTATCATCTTTTAAAAAAGATTTACAATTCCAGCAAGATTTTATTTTAGGATTCCTATAACATTTTGGTTCATGCTCTAAGCAATATTCCTTTTTCCAAAAACCTTTTGAGCAATGATCACAGATATATCTTTTTGTATTTCTTATTCTCACTATCCCGCCTCCTTGGTAAACATGCCTTTTAATTATAAATCTTTAGATTCTGAAAAACACGGTATAGCGAAAACATAATCACATTTATAACTTTCATTTTCAGGTATCAAAGCTTCTTCCATGCTGTCGGCTTTTATAACTCTTAAATCATAAAATACATCTTTCGGGCCAACATTAAAAACAAGATAATTCCCAGAATGCTTTGGATTTAATTTTTTATGTATTTCTTCTTTTATGCTTTCCAGTTTTCTTTCAACAACATCGACAATATACATTTTTTCTTTCAATCGTGTATTTAACTGCCAATTTAAAAATTCAAGTTGCCTTATTTTTGCTTCATGTTTTTCTTTCCCTGTTAGATTCATACCATTCTCCTTTTTTCAGGCATATATGCCCTTTAGTTAATTAATTTATCGACTATTCTTGACGTGTAACGGGTATAGGGTAAGTCTGTTAGCCAGCCCGCTATCTGCTTTTTAATCTTTGTACATACCTTGGAATTTAAAATCTTCATATGAATTACCAACCTCCGGATTCTTCCTTTTAATTTTATTAATTGTTGTTTCGAGATCTGATGGCCATCCCCAATCGGTGACATTTACTATACCTCCGTTTTTTGTTATTTGATAAAACAATTGTTGGCCCTCTGGATTTTGTGAACCATTGTGAACCATCTTGCACTTTTCAATTACAGCCCTATTCACGATTCCTAATTCACCTTTATAGCAATGGTGGAGTGAAATATATAACCTTGCTTTTGAAAGAGTGCCGTCACCTCCCCTGGCAAGTCTCTGCCCTTTTGACTTCTGCATAGCAACCATTGCAATTCCAGACTTCAAGGAGTCCCTAATCTGTTTTAGATTTGCCTCCATATCTGAAAATGATATCTCTGTAGATGCCTCAAGTAAATCAATATAGACAAGTTTATTTTCCCTGCCATGTGATATTGCATCTTGAAAATTAGTTGATTTATCTATTATCTCCGCCTGATTCCATAAGTCAGGATCGTCAAGGATTAATAATGCCCTATTCGAAAATTCACTTTCTGACATTTCGGAAGAAATATAAACAGGTTTATCAAATTGCATCGACCTTAAAATATTATCCCTCATGTTTTCAAGAAATATAGCTGTTTTGCCTGAGTTGCTTTCACCGGCAACAACAACAATATTTCTATCTTCAAGTATAACATTCTCAGATAATCCAAACGGAAGATGAATATCAACACCGGATACCCTTTCAGACCTTCTTACAGTCATTGTTTTTATTTCTGAATCAATAACCCTAAAAACAGATCGCTTTTTAGAGTCTTGCTGTATTATGTTTTCTCTGCAAAGTGTGGAAATTATATCATCTACATTGTTTTTTTGAGCTTTATCTTTGATCGTAAAATGATTTAATATTTCTGTTATTGTAAAACTGCCCTGGAATTTAGAACACCACTCCCTTATTCCGGCTTCTAAATATTCTGTTTTTGGAACTATCTGTGCCTTAACTATATCTATACCCTCTAAAACGTGAATATCGTTAAAATCAGTCGGTTGTGTGGTTTCATCTTTAAATTCAGGAACAACAATAATGCCATTCACAAGTTCTGCGGCTTTCGTTCCCTTGTTAATGCCTGTGTTAAATTCCTTATACTTATCATTATCGCAAGCAATTATTATATTTGAATCTGGTAAAACTTCTTTTACCCTTAATGCTACCTTGCTTAAATTATCAGCATAAAAAGAAATAAAAGTTTGAAAACCAGTCGCCTCAAAAATACTTGCGCCAGTTGAAAACCCTTCGCAAATTACAATATGGTTTTTTGTGCCCTTTATCACATAAGCCCCACCAGATGTAATGCCACCCGACATAAAACGCTTTCCAGAAGAATCAATAAACTGCAATGAAACAATTTCACCAGCCTTGTACACAGGAATAACAAGACTACTTTTATATCTTCTGGCTCCATTAGCGTTTATTTTCTTTTTAACTAAATATGGATGAGTCCCTTCCTTTAATCCTCCCCACATCTTTTGAGCTTTTATGGCAACTTTTTTTGATTCTTCAATTCTTAAAACTTCTGACTTCTTCCTGATTAATTCAAACTTTTTTTGGATCTGGATTATTTCGTCTTGTGTTTTTCCATCAGCGAATAAAGAATAAGTTTCCGATAACCCGGTTGACCAATCTCCAAAAGCACCATAAGAATTTCCATCCCACGTATTAAAAAAATACCAACAAGACTTATCTTTTTTCCCATCAACCGAAAACCTTTGTATTTTTTCTGAGACAATAATAGTTTCTGGATATAAATTATATTCTGCCAATTTATCTCTAAAATTTTCCATTTATCAACGTTCTCCGCAATATTCTGATATAAATTTTTTAGTGTTGAATTCTACCTCTTCTCTTTCATCGTCGTCGATAAAATCAGGCACAAAGTTAATATAATTAATATCTGAGGTTTTATATAAACCACCGGCCTGATATTCTGAATTTATCCATGTTTTAGAATCTAAACAAATAACAATAGATTCTTTTAGTGGTTTTGGTTTTAATGAAGGATCTCGCTTTATTGAATTATTAAACCATGTATTGACAGATAGCTTCCAATTAGCCATTGGTTTATTTGTTTTACCAACCGCCCAACCGTTAGCATCGTAGTGATTAATAAAATAATCAGGATTCACAACAGAACCAAAATTTCTTTCCAAACAATAATCAGCTATTTCTTTTACAGTTGGCTTGATAAATAATTCTTTTTTCTTCTTTGGTTTTTCTTTATTCTTCTTCTTAGTGTCCGTCTGTTGTCCTTCTGTTGTATCGTCTGTTGTCTTGTTGTTGTCGCTTTTATTGTCTTGTTTTTGATATTCATCGTAGTTAATTATTGATATTATTGAAGATAACTTGTTTTTCTGTTGTACTATCTGTTGTTCACTTTCGAGTAATTTAAAAAACGTTCTAACCCTACTCCTTGACCACTTCCATCTTTCAGAAAGCTTCAATTCAGACCATCCAACTTGGCCCCTTTCTATATCAATTTTTATACCTCGAACAAGAATATAACCTTTTTCAAAATTGGCCAATAAAATCAAATCAACCCATGCCTGACCTCTTGTAAATGGCTCAAGGGTCCATAATTGATTCTTGCTTAATTTACGGTGTAGTTTTATCCAACCTGACATATTTTACCTTATTGACTTTTTAACCAAGGAATGGTATTGATAGGAGTATTCTGTTCCTTGATTAGCGCCCCGCAAAGGCGCTTTTCTATTATTTATTCCGTTTATAATAATTAAACAAGTTTTGCCTTGTCCAATCATCACCGCTGATAGTCTTTATTCCTGAATCATTCAACATTTCAGAAATTTCTGTATATGTTGCCCCTCTTTCAAGACCCCATTTTATTTTATTAATAATTAATCTTTTTTTATCAACCCTGAACATAATATCTCCTCTTTCCATATCTGTATTAATATTGCATACATTATGCAACTTGTCAAACACTTTATAGCCGAATATTAATTTAATATTGTAATCATTTTTTATTCTTCTTTCTTGATCTATCAATAATTTCAATAATATTTATACCGTGTATATATAAAAGCTCTATGATATACATATTAAACGTTCTTGTATTAATACTGTCTAAACCACCTGTTATGTGCCGAAATAAAACCATATCAACGCTTTTCTTTTTGTTATTTAAAGGTTGAATTCTGATACCTGTAAAGTCTCTGAATTTTACGAATTTCATATTCCCTCCATTTGACATTAACTTAAAAACCTGCTATTAATAACCACTTTCTTTCTCCACTCTCCCTAAAGCCCGGATTGATCAATCCGGGCTTACTACATTTGCCATGTTAAATTTACTTTCCACCTGGCTTTCAACTTTAATTATATAAGCCGCAATAGTAATACCGGATTCTCTGCAATCTGATAAAGCTTGCTGAAATTTTTGATATGATTCTTGCTGTTTTTGGATTTGTGTTTTCATGTTGACTCCAGTTTCAAATTAATAAAAAGTTATTATAGCTTCGCTGTATCGTAATTACATTCAACAATTCGCTTACCGTCCTTAATATATTTTTTCTCAAAATAACTACACTCTCCACAACGGAACGATCCAACTTTTTTTACCAATGATTCAAAACCTGTGTAACCTCTCATTTTATTAGGGCATGGCGTTTGACATATACTCTTTTTGATATAGTGTTCAACTTTCATATTGCCTCCTTAAACTTATCAAACCATTGCTCTTTTATTCTTGTTGCTATTTGTGCTGTCATTACTGGCGGGACTGACATTCCTATAAGGTAAGAAACTTTATTTGACATAAAATTATAATCATAAGGATAGGCGCCGCCAAACATAATCGATTTATCAGATATATAATGCCCTGTATTAAAATCTGTTATTCCCCCTTTTGATGTTATTGTTGGCAACGGTTTTTTATCTTTTGCAAAAACATCAGAAAAACATTTTTCCTTACCTTCTTCTCTTTTACAAATATCACTAAAATCATTATCACTTGCAATTCTTTTCAACCACCTTGAATAATAAAGCTCTGTTTGTTTTCTTCCTAATCCTTCTTTTATATCGTAATATCGTAATTTTTTTTCGCGAAATCGTAAATTAACAGCAGGCTCATTTCCAAATAAATCACAAGTATCAATATGTTTAATTAAGTCATTCCGGATAGCATATAAAAAAACACGTTCCCTATTTTGAGGTACACCCATATCTGAGGCATTAAGTAAAAGGCGCCCAACTTTATAGCCTATTTTATTGAATTTATTCATGATTTCTGCTAAAAAATTAGAGGCTTCTCCAAGCAACAACCCTTTTACATTCTCAGCAACAATAACTTTCGGCTGCAATTCTTCAGCAACATCAATAAAATCAAAAAACAAAGTATCTAAAACTTGTTCCTGCTGGCCTTCTCTGAATTTCTTCTTCTTTCCCCAATCTTTTTCACGATTGCCAGACATTGAAAAACTTGAACAAGGTGGAGAACCATCAAGGATATCAAGATTGTATAATTCTTCAGGCAAGTCTTTTCTTTTTTTAAATTCTTGAATAGGCTCAACGTATTTATATTTAGGATTATGATTTTCGATATAACACTCTGCCATTTTAGGATCGATTTCGTTAAATCCTATAACGTCAAATCCGGCCAACTTATAACCCATTGTTGAGCCGCCACCACAAGCAAAACAGCTAAATACTTTTAAGCCATTCTTTTTAGCGTCTTTGTAATTATCTGATAGTTTCCATTTGTATGGGAATTTATGTTCACTCATATTGCCTCCTTAAACTTATTAGTAACCACATAATTATTAAACCTATTAAGCATTAAATAGCCGTTTCTCTCTAAAAAAATAACGTCTGATGTTAAGACCTCACCGAAACCGGTTAAGTTGTTATTACTGCCGGAAATTATAAAACCGTCCTCAAAACAATTACCAGTAGCAGCCATCCAGGTTAGCGACATCCCTGATTTAATAGCTGCCAGTATCTGTGTGTGGGTTTTATTTAGCATTATTTCCTTTGTTAAACGACATATTGCCAGCCTGTTATAGTGTTGATATCGATTGGGTATCCATTCTCGCCATAATAATTAATATAACTGCCTTTCGATGATATTAATTCACATGTGGTTGCTATTTTAAAATCTTTATTTTCAAAAAAAACCTTTACTGTTCGGCCCGGCAAAGGGTCTTTGTTTTGCATGAAATTAAGTACAGTCATTTAGTCCTCCTTTTCTCAAAATAATCAACAGCACACCTCAAAACCAAAATAGTCAGCATAAACACGATAAACGCTTTAGCCGGGCTGTCACAGTTTATGAAAGTTATCGCTCCGGTGATAGCTATTGCCGTGATTGATATTAGTAGCTTCATCATCCCTCCTCATTACGGTTAGTTTGTTTAAATAATACCTCAAGTCTAACTTTTATTTTTTCGGTTAACTCAAGTTTGTCCAAATCAGATAAAACAGGCATGGGCACAAAATCAATACCCGCCTCTTTTAAAACCTGAACTGCTTCAAGGGCTTGCCTCATAACAACAGGTGAACATTTTTCCATCATTTCCGCTCCTTTTCTTTCTTATTAAGGTATTCAGTGACAGCGATTAAAGAAATAGTCCTCTTTGTCATTCCTGAAAATTCTTGTTCTTTCTTCATCTTTTCTTCAATTGTCTTTGGTAGTTTAATATCAACTCTCATTTGTTCTCCTTATTAAAGTTAGTTTATAACTGGACAATATATGGATAAAGGATGGAAGTCAAGTGAATAAAAAAAGAATTTTATACTTGACAACACAAAACAGATAATTTAAAGTTACTCAGAATCTAATTTTAAAAAGGAGAGAGATTATGAAGATTAGCAATCAAAGTATAATGCACATTATTATGGCGATATCAGAGGCAAAGGAATATGAGTGGGATGAAGAATTTAAACTTAAATATATCTTTAAAAGATATGAAGAACTGCAAAATTCATTTTCTGATATAGATTTTGAACAATTACAGGAAGATGAATTATTAGAATTAGGTTTTAGATTTTGGGATGACGATATAATCTTGATTCCACTATGGCTTTTAAATAACATTAAAGATGGAACTATTGTTATTTCAATTTCTGGTAAAGTTCTCGTAAAAGGAAAGCACTATATTGATAAAGATGTTAGATGTGGCTGTCTTGCTTTGGGATTTTTAAGGAAATATATCGGATGAAAAAGCAAATAACAGAAAGTGACACACGAAAATCAAACTGTAACATGGGAAGCAAAAGGAGAGGCAAATGAATAACTCGCAAGTAGTAGCAGAAATCTTAAAAGGATTTGAAGAACTTGAAGATAAACGAGCTGGTATAGATATAGAATCAGAAAAATATACTTTTTGTTTTCATTCTATGGGACCACTTCCCAAATTTACAGCATTTTTAATAGGGGACTATAGTGACGATAATGCTGAATTCGACTCTATGAGTGGGATAGTTGCCACTATAAAGAAGGGCAAGTATTCAAAAGATGAAATAAGCGAAATGAAAACAGAGCTTGGGGCATGGCTGAGAGAAGAGTCATAATGTGTAACGGAATCATATTAAACAATAATCAATATTGTCCGCATGAAATCAAAAGCGGTCCTAATTGGGGTGATTGTGCAAAACCAAAACGGTTAACGTGCCCTGAAACTTTAGAGGAAGAAGAACAAGAGGAGATTGAAGAAGATGACAGAGAATAATTTATGTACTGTAACCGGAAATTTGATTGTAGCGAAAGAAGTTTTTACGGATGGTGGAGCCGAGAAGTTGCTTAAGCCTTTGAGGGAAAAGTTGACCCAATTTGTACCGGATCTTACAACAAAAAAGAGCCGTGCTGAAATAGCATCCTTTGCGGCAAAGTTTAGCAAGTCAAAAACACTTGTTGACAAGCTCGGCAAGGTGCTTAAAGACGAATACAAGGTGTTGATTGACCCTATTGATAAAGAGCGTAAAATCTTCCGTGATGCATGTGACGAAATGAGAGACGAGGCAAGAAAGCCGTTGACTGACTGGGAAACGGAACAGGATCGTATCGTAGAACTTGAAAGAAAACGTGTTGAAATGGAACTTGATTGGGACGATGCCCTTGCAGAAGACGACCTCTTCAACCGTGAACGTGAAATGAAGAAAAAAGAAGAAGCCCAGTCTAAAGCAGAAGCCGAAAAACTCGCAAAAGAAAAAGCTGAGCGAGACGAAAAAGCTCGTATCGATTATGAGGCCAAGGTTAAAAAAGAAGCTGATGAAAGAGCAATTCAAGCATCCGAAGAAGCTCTATTAAAAGAACAACAGGAAAAAGAAAGATTAATACTTGAAGCCCACAATCGGGAAAAACAAGCAAAAATTGACGCTGAAAATGCTGAAAAACAACGCCTTGAAGATATTGAGACAGAAAAGCAGAGGGTTGAGAAGGAAAAGCTGGAAGCTGCGGAAAAAGCCGAACGTGAAAAACAGGAAGCCCTTGCAGAACAGAAGCGGCAACAGGAAGCAAGTGACAAACTCCTGGCCAACAATCTGGCTAAAGAAAAGGAAATTTCAGACAGGAAAGCTGCAAATCTTAATCACCAAAAATCGGTTAACCGTAAGGCCGTTGCAAAACTTATGCAGGTCGAGCTTTCCGGGAGCGGAAACCATTATTTAACAGAAGATCAGGCATTTAAAATCGCCAGCGACATTGTTAAGAATCCAATCGATGAAATCACAATTAATTATTAAGGGGTATATCGTGGAAGAAACTAAAAAAGAAATGACCGTTATCGAAGTTCCGGTAAGAGATATTGTAAGTACTGATAGCTATTATGATCGTATAATAGAAATGGCAATTGAAAGTACCGACCTTGACAAGATTGAAAAGTTTATGGATCTTAAAGAAAGGCATGAAGCTAACGAAGCAAGAAAAGCCTTCCATTTTGCTATGGCTGAATTTAAAAAACAACCTATATTGATAGGAAAGGACAAGAAAAACACACAGTATAACTCAATGTATACAACTATAGGAAATCTTGTTAATACTATTGCCCCAACACTCGGAAAACACGGCTTGTCTCATAAATGGGATATCGAACAGTCTTCAGATGGAATGGTAAAAGTTACATGCGTTGCAACTCATAGCTTAGGTTATTCTGATAGCTGTTCTATGTTTGCGCCTCCAGATAAATCAGGTGCAAAAAATGCAATTCAGCAAATAAAATCAACAAGAACTTATCTACAGGCTGCAACTTTTGAATCGTTGTTTGGACTTGCATCTTCAGATGCGAATATAAATGATGATGGGAACAGCTCGGCCCTTGTTGAATGTATCGGTGAAAAACAGATAAGCCAATTAACCGACATGCTGCTTGCTATCGAGAAATCAGAGAGCGATTATTGCAAGTATTTAAAAGTCAGTAGTCTTGAAAATATTCCACTAAACATGTTTAGCCAATGTGTTATTGATTTAAAGCCGGAGGACGCATAAATGATAATTGAAAATTCATTTAAACAACACGATCCTGAATGGCTCGACGCTCGGCTCGATTCTATTGGCGGCACAGATATCCCGAAGATAATTACCACAAAAGGAGTAAGATCCGGGTCAAGGGATGATTTTATAATTGACAAAGCAAGCCAGATAATAACCCGAAGAACAAAGTCGATATATCCATCATACGAAATGCTATGGGGGACGGAGCATGAACCCGCTGCGAGAAGACTGTTTGAATGGAAAAAAAATATAGAACTTTCAGAATGTGCTATGATTTTCAGCGATGAAGAAAGAAACTGGCACATAAGCCCGGACGGATTCAACGAGCCCTTAAAATTTGGATGGGAGGTAAAATGCCCGCAGCTAAAAGAATTCAGAAAGACCGTTGAAGGTGGCAAGCTCCCCACTAAACATATCCTACAGGTACAAACAAGCCTTGCATTGACAGGATGGGACAAATGGGGGTTTATGTCCTTCTTTCCAGGGCTAAAACCTTTTATGATTGAAGTTGAACGGGATGAAAAATTAATCCGTATAATTCAGGTTGAGGTCCGAATGTTTATTAATGACCTGACTGAATACATCGAGCAGATCAAGCAATAACAACTAACCAGCTAAAGGAGATGATTATGAAATGGATAAATTGTGGAGATTGGCTCCCAGAATTAAAAGATGATTCTGTATTAGTATATTTTAGCGTAACAGGCTCAATTGAAACTGTACATATTGAGGATTATTTTGCAGATATAACAGCTGGCATAGACGACAAGGGAAACCAGCTGTACTCTAAGTGGTATAAAAACACAAGCGTAACACACTGGATGGAGCTGCCAGAACCACCAAATAAAGAATAACAACCAACACGGAGGTCGAGATATGGAAAGAGAGATAGAATTTAAAGCAATATATTCATACGATAATCCACCAATAATTTTCGAGCAAGTTGAAATTGACGGTGAGTTATTTTTTTATAACAAAATACATGATCTGACCCATCCGTTTACTGTCCCGTTTTTAGACGACGATTGGACGTTGCTACAATACATCGGGCATAACGACAAATACGGGGTAAAAATATTCAGAGGCGATATATACACACAAGGATGCAGTAATATTAAATATGAAGTTATATTTAGGGGCTGTGGCTTTGTCGGTAGGCAGGTTAATAATAATAGTTTAGTCGGGATTTCACATTTCATCAAAAGCATTGTAATCTGCGGCAACATACACGAACAGGCCAGCAAATGAAAAAACGATACACAATATTAAAATTCTGGCGCATTAGAATTTGGATCTCATATGAGAATGGATTGCAAAAAAAGTTTAAGATTGGGCTTAACATGTGGAGCGAAAAACTTCATAAGCAAATTAAAACATTAAAAAAGAGGAAGAGGGAGAGAGTATGAGCGACCAATGTAAGAATTGTTTAGTAAGGGGCGATTATCATGAATGCATAAAAACAAAATGCTTTCATCATGAAAACTGGATAAGTAAACAAAGAATAAAAAGAATTAAAGAACTTGAAGAAACTATTAAGGCAGCTATTAGAATAAAAGATTTATGGACCTATAATGAAAAACACGTTGCCCTTAAATATTTAGGAGAAGTCCAGGCAATAAACTCAATGTTAAGATCATTTGAAAATGTTCTACAGGTCAGCGAATGAAAAAGAAACATATTCTTTATGCCAAAATAAAAGAAGATAAAACAGGGTTTGCATGGGAAAAACCATACGATTTAACAAATTTACCCGCCAAACTTGAAAAATACGGGAGACTGAAAATAACATTTGAGCAATATGTTCCGCTAAAATCGCATAAACAGCTTGGATATTATTTCGGCGGCATTTTGCCATATCTTGAAAAAGAATTATATACAGCGACAGGAATGGTTAAGGATGAGTGGCACATCGAACTTAAAGACAGGTTCGGGATTAAAGATAAAGATTTAAGCGACACATTTACAAAAATACGATCACTGAGGCTATATTCAGAAAAAGAAATGGCCCTATTTATTACTCAAATTATTAACTGGATTTATGATTTTTTCCAGGTGAAAGTACCACCACCGACGGCAATCGAAGAATATATTTAACGAAGTTAAAGAGAGTATAAAAAGGAGATAGCTGTGTCGTTAGAGATAAATAAAAACAGTAAGTGGGGTAAATCATCAAGACTGAAAAGACGAATTAATGGGTTCATTGCTTATATTATGTGTGCATTTTTAAGCTTATATGCACCAGAAGCTGTAGATATGGCGCTATACAAGGAGCTTAAAGAACAGTTTCAACAATAAAGGGAGATGATATGGAATACAAAATCAACATACATTCACACACAATATTTTCAGACGGGTTAAACTCTCCATATGTAATGGCCTTAAAAGCAAAAGAACTTGGCTTTACAGCCTTGGTTATAACAGATCATTTTTATGGTAGGAAAGATGATAACGGTTTATCAAAATTAAAATATAGACTACTTAAAGAAGCTTGTAGAGAAGCCAAGAGGGTATTGCCTGTAATTATCGGAATAGAGTATACATTCGGGAAAGAAGATGTTTTGATTTTTGGTGCAACATTCATAAAAAGAATTTTAGAATTCAGACCGTTTAAACCAGATATTAATTGGATGCTTGATTGTAAAAAAGCTCATAACGGGGCTTGTATATTGTGCCATCCATGCAGACCGAAAAACTGGAAATATTTAAGACCTTTGCTCGACGGATACGAAAGGTATAATTCAGGCGCTGATTTATTCTCAAGGAACAGGGCTTTTTGCTCGTTGCAAAACTTGCCGTCATGGTGTAATAGCGATGCACACAGAGTCAAGGTTTTAGATTGGGCTTATAATACCGTTGATAGTAAGATCGAGACTGAGGGGGATTTGATCAAATATATCAAACGAGGCAAGCAACCCGAGCATTTTATAAAATAATTCGCAAAACAATAGGAGGCTTTAATGTCAATCAGAATAGAATTAAAAAAAGGCAGTGATCCAGAATATAAAAAATTAATAAAAATGGCAAAAAAAGACAAAGTTTTTAAGGCTTGCGGAAATCCAGATGATCCATGGGTGATACTAAAATTTGAAACAGAGCCAGAGTTTAATGCATGGCTATGGATTCGGGGAAAATAAATAATGAATAAAGTAATCCCAATACCAAAGCCCGGCAAGGATCATGTTAAGCTATCGCCACATAAATACATAAAGTTGAGAGAAAAAGTATTTATTCGCGATGGATGGTGCTGCATAGAGTGCGGAACAACCCAAAATCTCACCCTATCCCATAAGATCCATAAAGGTATGGGCGGCGGGAAAGGGCCGGGTGATACCGAAGGTAACACCTGTTGCATGTGTATGGCTTGTCACACGGAAAACTGTTGACACCGTAAACAACCTATGTTAATCTGTAGTTAAGGAAGTGAGAGAAACATAAACGATTAACCGGGAGAATGGAAAATGACAAAATTAAACTACCGACACAGCATTAAAACTTTAAATATTCAATTAAGAAAAGCAGGGAAAAAAGAAAGAGTTGAATTTAAACATGCTCAGGCCGGAAACGATGTGTACAGAGTGATAGAGCCTTGTGATAATTTTAACAGCAGCTGTGAATGCGGAATATATTATACTAAAACGGATCTTGTAGAATTTGTAAGCGATACAATAAATAATTAACCTAAAAGCCCCCTCTACGGAGGGCAAAGGGCAAAATGAAAGATTACATAAATCAGGACATAAAAGCCAGGGCCCTAAGCCAATCAAAATACGCCGACCTTCTTGGAGTCAGCCGATCACTCGTTACGATGTGGCTCAACGGCGATAGGTTCCCGTCAATCAGGGTTTTAATGTTATTGCAGCTCTCGACAAGGAAAATCGAGATATTAAAAAAAAGTGCAAATAATATTAAATAAACTGTTGACATGGTGAACCGCCCGTGATACTTATTAATTAAGAGATTAAGAAACATAAACGATTAACAGGGAGATAGAAAATGAAAATTACAAAAAAAGAAATAGCAAAAAACACACAAGTAACAAGTCTAAGTTTTGATAATTTTCAGTACCGTGTCGAGATAGGCGGCGTACACTTCGAAGCAAGAAATGATAATCAAATAATTAACGTTAATGATAGAGAATTATCTATAGAGTTGGCAAAACGTGAAAACTATTTAGAAGTTGGGAGCAAAAAAGATTTTACTGATGCTGTTTATAAAATAACAAACAACTTAATATAAATCAAAACCCCTGCTTCGGCGGGGCAAAAATTAAAGGGAGAACTAATCATGAAATCACCAGAAGAAAAAAAGCCAGATGCATATGAAGACGCCCACGACCAGTACATAGGATTAGGCAGGGCATGGCAGAGCAATGAGATGTGTTGCCCGAAATGCGGTTCTAAAATGGTATCAGGCATGTGTCTTAACATAGATTGTTTGTGGAAGGAGGTAAAGCGGTGAACACGCATGAAAAAATAATTGCATTTATCATTGTACTTGTAATATTAAGTACCCCGTTTTTATGGATGATTGGTAAGAAAATAAATTACAATCTATCATATAAGTCTATGGTAGAAAAAACTGTAGCGGATATGGTTAAAAAAGAGAGTCTTAAATAACACTAATCTAAGCGGAGGGAAGTATAATGGCAGGCGTACTTATAACAACAGATAAACAATCAAAACACCCACTATCCTACGATGAGGCAATCAGGGAATTAAACCGGCTCAAAAAGCAAGGATATTTCGGACCCCAAACATTTCCTGTCGAGACCCCTGTTGCGTATTACGGGAAAATTATTTTTGCAGACGGATATCAGGAAATGTATACAACAGGAAATGGGAGATTGGTAGTAAATCATACAGAAAATAAGTTCAACGATTGTTCGGATGATTTTGTGTGGATAAAGTGTAAGCGAGGAGGGTTGAAAGCTGGCGATGTAGCTTATCGGGCTGGCAGAAATCACCCAGGGCCTTATAAAAACAGAGCATGTTGCATAGTTAATAAATTAAAATATAGATTTATTAATGGCGACAATGATATAATAACAAGCGACACATCTTTCCCGCACTGGTTTAAACTTGTCAGAAAAGATTCGTTATAACAACCGGCCAGAGTTGAAAAGACCATAAGACTCAAAGGGGATTAAGACGATGTTCTTTAAGAAAAAGAAAGTTGAAAATATACCCGTCAATAATTCAGACAAAATACGTGACATAACAGAATTAAAATTTGCAGTAATTGAATATTTTTCAGGAGATCTCGAATCAGCACAATCATTCTTCCATTATTGCGGTATTACAAATATTACAAAAGACGACAATGTTTTTAATATAAGCCTTACGCGGCCAGGGGTTTTTATCGGACGGCAAGGTATCGCTATTGCCGGAATAAAAAAATGCCTCAAGGGTATCCACATCAATTTAATAGAGGATAGGAATCAGCGATTGATAGACCAAGTTTTATATTCAGACTATTAACAGAAATCAAAGGAGATTAAGATGGAAATACAACCAATGCTTTCAAGCGAGTCAAACCAGGCCAGAATTATCGACTTCGAACGGGCTATAAAAAGAAAGGGTGACTGCATCAATAACGCCCAGCGGCAAACACCGAAATGGTACAGATACCAACGCTCGTTGCTCTCCGGATTAAATAAACAGCTTATAATTCTGAAGACAAACACCCGGCGGGTTAAGTTCACGAATGATTTAAAGTGTGAATATATTTTAATGTAAGGGGGAGCCATGAAGACACACGAAGAAATTTTTAATAAATATGCCGACAACTCACAGATACAGGATATTATCGATAATCTTAAAGGACTTGTTGACGGCATCTCTAACGGACCCGAAATAATCGCACATATTAGCGGAGGACTGAGGGTTGCATTTTTCAGGGGTTTGAATAGGTCTGACGATAAGCAGGAAATACTTGAAAAAGCCCTTAAGCACTCTATTGACAATCAAGATGCTTTGGTGGCTGAAACATGCGACTGGATAAGTAAAAAGGGGCAATAATGAAAGCTAAATACGTACCTGACCATTGTGGCCTGCGTTATTATATGCGGGCTGGCGTTGTATTTTTGTAGGTTTTAACCCAAAGCACAAAGGAGGATGAAAGAATGAATATAAGTAACGATGTGGCAAATGTATTGGCGAACTCAAATATTGACAGAAATAAACTTTATTTGCCTGAAGGTCAACTTGATCGTAAAATTTATATGGCTGTAGATAAAGTATTAAAGGCTATTAAAGGCAAATGGAACAGAAAAGAAAAGGCACATATTTTTGACTCAAACGCTGAGGTTATAATCGAAGAAATTTTATTGACCGGCGAATACACGGACACAAAAAAAGAATACCAATTTTTTGAAACACCAACAGAACTTGCAAAAAAGCTGGTAAAAATGGCAGATATTCAACCTGGAGAAACAGTCTTAGAACCTGAAGCTGGAAAGGCTCGAATTGCATCTTTAATAAAAGGATGCCATTGCTGTGAGTTAAATCCAGAAAATAGAAGCTATCTTATCGAAAATGGTTTTAAAATTGTTGGTGAAAACTTTTTAGACTTTTCAGGTGAATATGATATTATTATTGCAAATCCTCCATTTACGCGCCAACAAGATATTGACCACATAAATCACATGCTGAGTATTGCAAAACGCCGGGTTGTTTCAGTTGCCTCCGCTTCTGTATTGTTTCGTGACAATAAAAAGACTGTTGATTTCAGAAATAAAATAGAGAGCATGGGTGGAACTATTACGCCGCTGCCAGATAAAACTTTTTCAGAAAGCGGAACGAATGTAAGCACCTGCATTGTTTGTGTTGATATATGACTTAAGTAGTGCTTGCATTAACTCTAAGGATTTTAAACTAACGGAGACAAGGAGGGGAAGGTGGAAGATTTAAAAATAATAATCTGCAACGAATCGACATCTCAAAGTATTATATCGGATATATTTACTTTTGGAAGTTTGGTATTTGTCCTATTTAGTAATTATATGTGGCTTGGCAATAATGATATCATAATATATATGATATTTATACTTTTCATATTAAAATGTGTGGGGTCGGCTAACAGTAAGGTCAAGAGAATGACGGGACCTGAGGCTTATAGCTATTTACAACAGAGGTTTGGTAAGTAGTGCTTGCATTAACTCTCTGAAGATGCTACGATTATAACTGTCTTCCTGGTTAGCTACCGGGAAATAAGGCAAATATCAACCCCGGGTGAATGTTTCCTCCGAAGTGCATTTACCCGGGACAACTTCGGAGAAAATAATGAAACACACCAGCACTAAGTGGACGCCACTATCAAAAGAAATGGTCTACTCCACGGCATTCCAATCATTAAAATTATCAGAACGAAAAGTATTAGACTTTGCAATGCTCGAAAGGCGCATGGAGAAAACATCGCAAAAGAAGCAGAAAAAGAAGCGATACACGGCATCGAATGAAATACTGATACCATACAGGCAGTTGAATGCGGATCCATTTAACATGGCTAATTTTACAATCACCAGGGCAATTGATAGATTGCTTGCAATTGGTTTTATTTCAATCGTTGAGCAAGGTGGATCCAAACAAGGCCACGCGACTAAATATAAATTCATTGAAAAGTGGAAAACATGGAAAGATGGAGATGCACCAATTGAGACAAGAAAAACATACCCAAAGAGAGGGTTTACAAATATCGTACGCACACATACGGGTGCTTAGACTGCACACCGATAAGTGTGCGGTTAATTAAAAAAGTATGCTTACCTGCACACATGTGCGTGTGCGGTTAATGGGTTTTATTGAATCCTGTGAGTGTGCGCTTATATAATTTACCAGATACTAAAGGAGAGAGTATGAAAGAAGTATTACAAGAAGAAAATAAAATAAAAAGATTCTGGATTTGGTTATGGTACAATGATATTTTCAGAATATTTTTTGTTTTAATCCCATCTTATTTTATAATATTAGTTCCATTTTGCTGTTATTTTTTTGGCGAGAACACATCTAAAGCGATATTGCCTTTTGTGTATTTATTTGTATTTGCATACGCAATGATTAATAATGACTATAGCAACTTAAGACGGATTGGCATGAACGAGTACCGGGAAAAAATAAAAGAAGAATAAGCATCGAATAGGTTCCAATATATATATTAAAGGAGGCTTTATGAAATACAGCGAAGAAATTGTAACAGACGATAATTTTGATGACATTATGGAAAAGCTTGCAGAAACTATTGGAACTCCGCATACAAATTATAATGAGTTTTTAGACTCCCTACCTTGCGGGTTCGTTGAGCAAGAGCATGATTTAGGTTTTTCGGAATTTGTGAACTCAAAAACGGTTCATAGTATAGCGTCTGATTGTCGACAAGCTTGCCAAATTGGAATAGTCGCTTACGAGGTTGGTAACGGGTTTATAACTTTTAACTTTAACAATGTGTTATAACAACGCATTGAAACTTAGATGTATATTTTATTAGGAGAGTGTTATGGGAAAATCAAGAGAAGATATTAGAGTTGAACTTTTTGAATTAATAAAAATATTAGGTGATGATTATGAGGAAGCCACCAAAAATAATGTTACATTTTCAGCTCAATATATCCTGAAATACGCCATAGCCTTTAGGCGATTTGTGAAGAGATTGGAAAGCGAAGAATAATTTAACAAGTAAGAAAGAACAAGGAGGGAACGTGAGCATTAAGGGAATTTGTTTGACAAAAAGCGTTTAAAGGTCTATAGTTAGTTATTATAATTCTAAATGGAGATCAATTGGAAGCGCTACTGTTAAAAATAATAGCAAATAAAGAGTTTGGAACACTTGTAATTATATGCTGTTTTACGGTAGCGCAGTTTTACCAAAACAAGGGCCAGTTCGCTCTTCACTTAGAAAAAATAGAAACAATAAAAGAAAAATCAGACAAAGCTGAAATTAAGTCAGATGGTGCAGACGTAAAAAGCACCCACGCTTTGCACATAAGCAAAAAAGCAATAGAAACATCTAACAAGACTTTTAAACTATCAAAAAAAACTCATGCCAAAGTAGACAAGATGTCAGACAAAGTTGATGGTCTTAGTCAAAATTGGCAAGAGTTCATCGAGGGGAAGTATGGCGATAAAAAAGACAGCAAAAACAGTTAAAAAGCCAACAAAAAAGACGCCAAAAGCAATGACAGGGAGTGGATATGGACCGAAGCCTAAGAAAAAAGGGAATAAAAAAAGCTACAGTTAGCATTTGTCTTATTCTATCCGGTATATTTCTTTATATATGCTACTTAATCTTCAATTTCAGCGAGGATACGTTTTTGTATCTTGGTGATATTTCTATCGACGCTCAGGTATTAGGCTATTCGTTACTCGCTTATTCCCTGTGCAGCTTTAACAACTTAAAACTCAAAGCATTTACATTTATGATGTGTCTATGGAGATCGTTCGTTTTAATATCCAACCCTCTCGAATTTTTCAGCTTATACCCAGTTATAGTTTTCAATTCAATTTTTCTGTATTGGCTTTACCGGGTTTATTTTATTGATAACAATAAAGTTTCCCAAATGCCACCCGACACAGAGGTTTTTATGTCAGGCTCGTACAACGTATTCTTCCCTATATCATCCTTCAGAGGGCTTTTGAAATCACTTTTCGTTCCACTTTCAGACGCTTATTACGAAACAACACTCCTTGTTCACAAGGATTATATCTATTGTGTAAGACTCAAGGAATTTGTCAGGCTCCCATATCTGCAACGAAAAATAAAAAAGATGGTAGGTTCAGGCGATGCGTATATTCAGAGTTGCAACCCAACAGAAAAACAAATAATTAAAATCGAAAAACTGGTAGGAAAGAGATCTATAACCGGGCTTAGGGATTGCAGGAAATTAAAAATAACAAGCACGACGAACCACAGGAGGTTTTAATATGGATTCAACAATCAAAACACTATGCAACGTAATAGAGGACCAGAGAGCATTAATAAAGACTCTCAACTATCCCCCGCCAATTTTCCGGCAACAAAGCTTTATAGCAGGTGAAAATTTATTAATAGAAGGACATATGTATAAAATAAGCCAAAAACTTGGCGCGGTTGAGTTTGAGATAATAGGGATTGGATCGGCATCTGCTGCGAGGAGCAATACATAATGACGAATAATATAATAATTAAAAAGGATATAGTATTATCTGATTTCCTTCTCGAAGCCATACCAAAACTCAGCCACATACCAATCGCAAAGACAATATGCCAGTGCGGAGCACATATAAATCTACCAATTATTGTTTCAGAGAAGCATTACGAAGCATTTGAGGAGTTATTGGCATTAGCAGCAGAGTGTTTGGAAGAAACCGGCGTTGTTGATTTGGTTCTCGAAAAATTAATGGATAAAATAAACAGCAGGTTAAATATACAATAATGACAGTACCAGGCAAAGGCGGAAGACCGACAAACGCAAGCTTAGTTGACAAGGGTGGCAGGCCTACTGTTTTCACTGATGAAACTATTGCAAAACTTGAATACGCATTCTCTCTTGATTGCACAGATAAAGAGGCTTGCTTTCATGCTGATATAAACCCGTCAACGCTGTACAGGTATCAAAACGAAAACCCTGACTTTAAAGAGCGCAAAGATATTTTGAAGCAATCGCCTGTGTTTAAAGCAAGGCAGTCAGTGTTGGATGGCATCGAGAGCGATAAAAGACTTGCCCTGATGTACCTTGAGCGCAAGAAAAAGGATGAGTTCAGCGTCAAAACTGAGCATGAAGTCACAGGCGTAAAGCTCGATGACATCTTCGCCGGAGTAGATCCAGAGATTGTCAGGGAAGTAAAAGACATATTAAAGGCGAAAATGGCTGAAAAGTAGTGGTTTTGTAGAGCACTGTTAAATGGGGTTTGAATCAACTTGTTGCATGGGGTTAGTACCAAAAAAACGGAGAGAATAAATGTCAGAAAAAATAACAAAAAAGATAATCGTGTTTGATGGCATATTGTCGATGAAGTCAAACAGCCTCAATGAAATTGAGAGCATTGTCAACGAAGTTCACAAGTCAATACCTGAGAATTACAGAGACACAGCACATTGGAGTATGGGTAATGTCACTTCCCTTGGTGAAGCCAACGTAATTATATCCTACAAGCGCCTTGAAACAGACGAGGAGAACGCCGAAAGAGACAAGCACGACGGTGAAAGGGTTGAGAAATCAAAGGACGAGAAGATCAGAAGAGCCATATTGCTCGCAAAAGAATATCCTGGCATTCTTCAGGTCTCTCCGGAAATCGAAAAGAAGATGGCGAAAAATGTTAAATAAAATCTTCAACTTCACGATGGGTTGGTTTAGCATTGTTGCAATATTTTGTGCTTTGTTTTCTATCGGGTTGATTGTTGTCGGATTGGGTGTGGATTTTAGGGATTTACTTTTGAGGATATTTTAAGGGGAGACGAATGATGTCACAAGAAGACATAAACCGCATAGAAAGAGAGCATCAAAAAGATTTAACTGAAATTAAAAATGAAACATATAAATCAATCGCAGCTTATTTTTGCTGGACCGTTATAATCGTTGCCCTATTTGACAAATTAGTTAAATTACTTTTTTAAGGAACAGAATTTGAACATAGCCGAACAAGCAGAAATATTAGCAAACAACATATTAAAACACGTTCCAGCGGAGCAGATCAACACAGCTATAGGCTTGACCGGGTACGAGAAGTATCAGCGTGATCCGGTTGGGTTTATTGAGAATGTATTGGGTGAGAAGCCCACAGAGGATATTAAGGATATGATGTTGTCAGTCAGGGATAACGTCACGACCGTAGCGCGTTCAGCCAATGGAACGGGCAAGACGTGGGGAGCTGCAAGATTAGCGACATGGTTCTATAAATGCTTCCCAGAATGTCAAGTTTGGACTGCGGCTGCACCACCAGAAGACAACCTCAAGAAACTTCTATGGGGTGAAATAGGAAACGTACTTCAAAACCATAAAGAACTATTCAAGTCAGATGAAGTCAAAAGCCTTCATATCCAAAGAACCCCATTACAATTTATAACAGGCGTTACAATCCCGTCATCTGGGACAAATGCGGAAAGGGTAGCTAAGTTTTCAGGCAAGCATGCACCCGTACTTATATTTATCTTAGATGAGGGAGACGCAATTCCTGACGCTGTTTACGAAGGTATCGAGTCCTGTATGTCAGGTGGAACTATTGTCAGGCTTCTTATCATGTTCAATCCGAGGCATGAATCCGGAGAGGTTTGGAGAAAGAGCAGGGCCCCCGATGTAAGCGTAATAGAGATGTCGGCATTTAGACACCCAAACGTTTTGACAGGAAAAGACATAATCCCTGGTGCCGTAACAAGGGGCCGTACTTGTCAGAGAGTTCATGATTGGTGTAGGCCACTGAATACAGAAGAGCTGGCAAAGTACGAACCAGGAGCGGAACACGATATATTTGAGCTTCCGAAATTCCTTGAAGGGGTAGTGGTAGAGAAGAAATTAAAAGGACAGTTTTACTTGCCGTTAGCACCAGGCCCATACAAGATATTAATTCCAGTATTCAGCTA